GGTGACTGGAGTCAGACGTGTGCTCTTCCGATCTCTTTATATTTTCTCCGGTGGGATTTTTTCTAAGATGTTTTTAAGGGTCCTATGGCGCTGTTCCCCCTAAATGTTGTTTGTCGTGTGTGAACCTCCTATTGATATTTTTGATCTCCTTTCTGATGGAGTGCTAGTGCTTGATTCAGTTCCATAGGACTCTTAAAAACATCTTAGAAACTGTAGATAATCTTAATTAAAAGGAGGTGAGGGTGCATGGGAAGGCGACCTAAGTCTACTCAAAACGAGACAATCCGAGAGATAAGACCTGCTTTAAATCCTGATGCAAGAGAACAGCAGATGATTTCATTAGCAGTCGATTGCGCTGAGAAGCAATTGCTAGAAGGAACAGCATCCTCTCAGGTTATTGTGCACTATTTAAAATTAGCAACAAAGAAAGAACGAATTGAAAATGAGATTCGAGAGGAACAAAAGAAATTAATCGAAGCTAAGACCGAAAATCTTCAGTCCGCAAAGCGTGTCGAAGAACTTTATCAGAAAGCGATGGATGCTATGTCTGTTTATACGGGGCACACAAATGGCGATTAGAACATATTCGGAGCTTATCACATTTCCAACTTTTTTAGATCGGTTTGAATACTTAAGACTAAACGGAAAAGTTGGAGAAGAAACATTTGGATACTATAGATATTTGAACCAAGTCTTCTATCGTTCTTCGGAATGGAAAAAAATTAGAAACTTGGTAATCATTCGAGATAATGGTTGCGATTTAGGACTTTCTGGATACGATATCCATGGCAAAGTGTATATTCATCATATGAATCCGATTACAGTTGATGATATTCGCAACAGAAGTGACTTTTTGTTGAATCCAGATTATTTGATTTGTGTATCGCATATGACACACGAAGCAATTACTTATGGCGACAAGAATTTACTTTTATTGGAACCGATGGAACGGACAAAGAATGACACTTGCCCATGGAGACGATAAATTATGGAAAGTATTTTATTATCAATCAAAAAATTGCTTGGCATTGATCCTGAGATCACGCAGTTTGATAAAGATTTGATTATGGACATTAATTCAGTTTTTATGATTCTTGCTCAGATTGGTGTTGGACCAGAAGAAGGATTCACAATTTCAGACAGTTCAGCAACTTGGTCAGATTTTACGTCAATGCGAAATATTGAAGCTGTTAAATCATATGTTCATCATCGGGTTCGCTTATTGTTTGATCCGCCTACTAATTCGACAGTTATGGAATCTGAAAAACAGATTATTGCTGAATTGGAATGGCGTCTCAATATTAATTGCGATTGCGACTAGGAGGTGAACCAAATGAACCAAAATGAACTTTACCATTATGGTGTTACTGGAATGCGTTGGGGCGTTCGCCGATATCAGAACCGTGATGGAACATTAACCAAGGCTGGAAAAAAACGTGCAGCGAAGCTTGAAACACAGTATGCAGCATTAACTGGCAAATCTTTACACAAAACGTCTTCTTCAAGTTCTAAACAAAGAAGAAAAACTGTTTCGGAAATGAGCGATGAGGAACTTCGTAAGGCTGTTAATAGATTGCAGATGGAAAAACAGTACAAGCAGCTAGTTTCGGAAACCGCTGTTCAGGCAAGAGGAAATAGATTTATTAATAAATCGAAAAATGTATTATCTAAATCTTTAGAAAATGCTATCAGTCAAGCTATTACACAAACCATAAAATCATCAATCGATTCAATAATCAAGAACAAAAAGCGATAGGAGCTGATAAATTATGGCATTGTCAAACACTGCCGTTCCATATTATTACGGCAAATTTAGAGATGCCGTAATGAATGGTATAATTCCGGTCTGCCAGCAAATCTCGATGCAGATGAACCGAATAGATGAAAAAATCGCAAACCCCCATTATTACTACGACGATAAAGCTATTAATGGTTTTATTCGTTACTGTGAGGATGAGCTGACTTTGACTGATGGATCTGACATGCATTTGTTGGATTCTTTTAAGTTATGGGGAGAAGACGCCTTGTCATGGTTTTACTTTGAAGACAGAAGCGTTTATGTTCCTAATGAAGACGGGCATGGCGGACACTACGAGCGTAAGCGAATTCGTAAGCGTTTGACCAACAAACAATATCTGATTGTAGGTCGAGGTGGAGCTAAGTCTGTCTACGATTCTTGCATTCAGTCATACGGCCAGAATTGTGACACATCCACAACACATGGTATCACAACAGCGCCGACAATGAAACAATCTGAAGAAGTTATGTCATTGATAACGACTGCTATCACTAGAGCTAGAGGCCCACTCTTTCAGTTTTTAACTGAAGGATCTTTACAGAACACAACCGGTTCACGAGCTAATCGAATGAAATTAGCATCAACCAAGAAAGGCATCCAGAACTTCTTAACAAATTCACTGATTGAAATTCGTCCAATGTCGATTGATAAACTGCAAGGATTAAGATGCAAGTACGCAACTGTTGATGAATGGCTATCTGGAGACTTAAGAGAAGACCCGATCGGAGCTATCGAGCAGGGAGCTTCCAAAGTTGACGATTATTTGATTGTTGCAACAAGTTCTGAGGGTACAGTTCGTAATGGACCTGGAGATACCGTCAAAATGGAATTGATGAAGATTCTTAAAGGCGAGTATTATAACCCACATGTATCAATCTGGTGGTATAAGTTAGATTCTATTCAAGAAGTCGGTAATCCTGAAATGTGGTTAAAAGCCAATCCAAATCTTGATAGAACCGTTACTTATGAAACTTATCAGAGAGATGTTGAAAGAGCTGAACAAGCTCCCGCAACTCGTAATGATATTTTGGCAAAGCGTTTTGGGCTCCCAATGGAAGGCTACACATATTTCTTCACTTATGAGGAAACGTTATGCCATCGAAAAAAATATTATTGGAATATGCCGTGTGCAATGGGTGCCGACTTATCTCAAGGCGATGATTTCTGCGCTTTTACATTTTTGTTTCCATTATCAGATGGCAGTTTCGGTGTTAAGACTAGAGATTATATCACAGAAGATACCTTGAACAAATTGCCTTTGGCTATGAGAGACAAGTATGAGCAATTTATTAATGAGGGAAGCTTGATAGTTATGCAAGGCACTGTTCTGGATATGATGGATGTCTATGAAGACTTAGATAATTTCATTGTAAATAGTAATTATGAGGTAGTATGTTTCGGTTATGACCCATATAATGCCGTAGACTTTGTCGAAAGATGGTCGAAAGAAAACGGTTCATTTGGCGTTGTTAAAGTTATTCAGGGCTCAAGAACAGAATCGGTACCGTTGGGAGAATTGAAGAAATTGGCTGAAAATCGTTTACTTCGATTCGATGAAGAGTTAATGAAATTTGCAATGGGGAACTGCATTGTTGCAGAAGATACTAATGGTAACCGTAAACTTTTGAAAAAGCGAAGAGAAGCAAAAATTGATGCAGTTGCTGCTATGATGGATGCTTTTGTTGCTTGGAAATTAAATAGAGAGGCTTTTGAATGATATGAATGAACTTTATTCAATTAGAATGACTGGAGACTCGGTTCTCCAGCATTATGGTGTTACTGGAATGAAATGGGGGCATAGGAAATCGAAATCTGAACTTAGAACAAATGTATCGACAGCAAGGAAAAATCTTATGACATCGACTAGAAATTTTGGATCAGCATATGCTAAAGCCTACGCTTATTCACTTGCACATCCTGTATCGCAGTTTAAGTCAAAGAAACGAAATGTTGAAGCTAATAAAAGATGGAGAAATGCTATGACCACTACCACCGGCGTAAAAAGAAGTTTAGCTGCATATAGCAAAGCTAAAAAAATATATAAAACAGAACGCAATGCTGCATACAAGAAATCTATTACTAGCGCGGGACATAAGTTTATCGCCAAAATATTAGAGAGCAATGAAAACTATTACAGATCTAATCAAATGAGCGATGCTGCAAATATGTATAAGAGAGACAAAGAGCGCCATTTGAAGGCTGCTAAATAAATGCAAGGAGAATTCAAAATGGCATTATTAGATAGATTCCAAAACGCTTGGAATGCTTTTAGAAACAAAGATCCGTCAAACGGGTCTTATTTTAGTTATGGAGAAAGTTCTTCTATTCGACCAGATCGTCCAAGACTGATAAGAGGCAGCGAACGTTCGATCATTAATTCAATCATCAATCGTATTTCAATTGATGCATCTTCTATCGACATCAAGCATGTACGATTAGACGAAAATCAACGTTATACAGAAGACGTTAACAGTGGATTAAATAACTGCTTAACGTTAGAAGCAAACCTCGATCAAACAAGTCGAGCATTCTTTCAGGACGTCGTAACGTCAATGTTGGATGAAGGTTGTGTAGCAGTAATTCCTGTTGATACAAGCATCGACCCAAGAAATACAGATTCTTACGATATTCTTAGTCTTCGAACAGGAAAAATTCTCGAATGGTATCCAAGGCATGTACGTGTTCAAGTGTATAACGAGCGTACAGGTCGAAAAGAGGAAATTGTTGTTGAAAAGAGAACAACTGCAATTATTGAAAATCCGATGTATTCGGTTATGAATGAATACAATTCAACCATGCAGCGTTTAATTCGAAAATTAGCATTGCTTGATATAACCGATGAGAGTACTGCTTCAGGTAAGATGGATTTGATCATTCAGTTACCTTACACCATTAAAACTGAGACTCGAAAGGCTCAGGCAGAGTCCCGTAAGAAGGACATTGAAATGCAGTTAGCAACTTCCAAATACGGAATTGCATATATCGATAGCACGGAAAAAATTACACAGTTAAATCGTTCTGTTGAAAACAATCTCATGAAACATGTTGAGTATTTAACGAGTATGCTTTACAGCCAGTTAGGATTAACAGCAGAAGTCATGAATGGTACAGCAGACGAGCAAACTATGCTGAATTATAATAACCGAACTATCGAACCAATTTTATCAGCAATCGTTGATGAATTCAAACGAAAATTTCTGACGAAGACTGCTCGAACACAGAATCAGTCTATTGAATTTTTCAGAGATCCATTCCGTTTAGTTCCAGTTAATAACATTGCTGAAATTGCTGATAAATTGACTCGAAACGAAATTATGACATCCAACGAAATTCGTAAGATAGTTGGTATGAAGCCATCTAAAGATCCTAAAGCAGATGAACTTCGAAACAAGAATCTGAGTCAGTCAAATGCTGACATAGCTGCTAAGAATGGAAGCTATGAATCATATGATGATAAAAACTACGAGGAGGAATAATTCAAAATGGCAAAGTGGGATTTCGGTGGCTGGGCCACTAAGAATAATCTCAGATGTTCGGACGAACGTATCATCATGAAAGATGCTTTTAAAGACAATGACGGTCAGACAGTTCCTTTAGTTTGGAACCATCAGCACAATGATCCAATGAATGTACTTGGGCACGCATTGCTTCAGAACCGTCCAGAAGGTGTTAGAGCATATTGCAAATTTAATGATACAGAATCGGGACAGAACGCAAAACGATTAGTCGAGAATGGAGACATCTCGGCTCTTTCTATTTTTGCAAATCAGTTAAAACAGCAAGGCAAAAATGTTACGCACGGTGTTATTCGTGAAGTAAGCCTTGTATTAGCCGGAGCGAATCCAGGAGCAAGAATTGACGCAATCATGCAGCATGCTGATGGCTCAGATGACTCTGCAATTATTTATACCGGCGAAAGTATCGATACGGAATTAAGTCATTCCGATGATGAACCTAAAAAGGAGGAACCAAAAGTGGCAGATAACGAAAATAAATCAGTAAAAGATATTTACGATGCCATGACTGAAGAACAGAAAGACGTCGTCGCTTATATGGTTGGCATGGCACTGGAAGGCGACGCAGGCAATGATGATGAGGAGGGTAATCCGGAAATGAAACATAACATTTTTGACAATGACCAGGAACAGGAAACAAATGTACTTAGCCATGATGCCATGATGACAATTATCAACGATGGCAAGCGCTATGGTTCTATGAAAGAAAGTTTCTTAGCACATGCTGATGAATATGGCATTACTGATATCGATTGGCTGTTCCCAGAAGCAAAAACACTTAACAATCCACCGGATTTCATTAAGCGAGAGACTGAGTGGTGCGCAAAACTGATGAACGGCGTTCACAAGACACCTTTCAGCAGAATTAAGTCTATGTTTGCAAACATTACAGAAGATGAAGCCAGAGCAAAGGGCTACATCAAAGGCAAATACAAGAAAGAAGAAGTGTTTAGCCTGCTTAAGAGAACTACAACACCAACAACAATTTACAAGAAACAGAAGATGGATCGTGACGATGTTATCGACATCACAGATTTCGATGTAATCGCTTGGTTAAAGACAGAAATGCGTATGATGCTGGATGAGGAAATTGCAAGAGCGATTCTTGTTGGTGATGGCCGCCTTGCTTCTTCTGATGACAAGATTAATGAACAGAACATTCGTCCAATCTGGACTGATGAAGACCTGTTTTCAGTTAAAGTTAAAGTTACATCTACTGCCGGTGCTACTGATGAAGAGAAAGCTAAGACATTTATTAGGTCTGCGATCAAAAATAGAAAGAATTACAAAGGTTCTGGTAATCCTATCCTGTTTACAACAGAAGATGTTATTGCGGACATGCTTCTGATTGAAGATACAACTGGCAGACGTATTTACAACAGCATTTCTGATCTGGCGACAACTCTTCGTGTAAGAGAGATCGTTCCTGTTGAGATTATGGAAGGTCTTCAGAGAGAAGTTGGCAGCGACAAATACGATCTGCTCGGTATTATGGTTAACCCAGCAGACTACAATGTGGGCGCAGACAAGGGTGGTGCTGTATCTATGTTTGATGACTTTGACATTGACTACAACCAGCAGAAATATCTGATGGAAACAAGATGTTCTGGTGCACTGATCAAACCTTATTCAGCACTTATCTTTGAAACTAAGGCAGCCTAGTCGAAGGAGGATTATAGACGATGAAAAATATTAAATTTCATGACGCCGACTTAAAATACGTTGAAGCTATGTATTTATATGCAGATGCTAGCAGTAAATTAACAGTTGACGAAGCTGGTAAAGAAACGGTTACTGAGGAACAGCTTAAAGTGATTGAAAGATTTTTCCTTGCTGGAAAAGTTATTGTGCAGACAAGCGATAAGAAGTTCTGTAGGCCGGTTGCTTATGCAAATAAAGTCTTTACATGTGTTGTCCCTAAGGCTTCACCAACCGCTATCACAGATGTGATTAAAGACTTTACAGTAAAGACTGCTTAAGGAGAAAAATCAAAATGGCTAGGTATTACGGATACGTTGGATATGCAGAATGCACTGAAAATGAGTCTGGGATTGTCAAAGAGAAAATGGTGACTAAGCCATACTACGGAGACATCATCCAGAATGCTAGACGTCTGGAAGCCAGCGGTTTAATGCACGATAACATTACAATTTCGAACGAGGTGTCTATTGTTGCTGATCCGTATGCCTTCCAGAATTTTCATGCTATGCGATATTTGACATTTATGGGCTGTAAATGGAAAATCACTAATATTCGAGTAGAATATCCGAGATTAATTTTAACGACAGGAGGAATCTACAATGAGTAATGGTGATTGGAGAGGCTTGAAGAAAATCTTGGAAGAAATTCTTGGCAGCAAAGAAGTCTATTATCAGCCGCCACCAAATATTCGCATGAAATACCCTGCGATAGTATTTGAACGAGAAGACATTCAGAACACATTTGCTGATAATCTCGTATACACGCAGGCCACATCTTATAAAGTAACAGTCATGGACAAGAACCCTGATAGCGAAATTGTTAAACGTGTTTCTCGCATTCCTACATCACGATATGTACAATTTTTCGTTACGGATAATCTTAATCATGACATTTTTATTATTTTTTATTAGGAGGATTAGGCAATGGCAGGTAATGCACTTGTATGGGACGAAACCGGCAAGAGAACTTATGAAACCGGTGTGGAAAATGTCGCTCTGTATGTTATGGACGACACTGGCACATATGGAGAAGGTGTCGCTTGGAATGGTGTAACTGGTATCACAGAGTCACCGTCTGGAGCAGAAACAACATCTTTGTATGCGGATGACATTAAGTATTTAACTTTAATTTCAGCAGAAGAATACGGCTTCACAATTGAAGCGTATGGATCGCCTGAAGAATTCGATGCTTGTGATGGTATGGCCGAATTAACTAAGGGCGTATCTGTTAGACAGCAGTCTCGTAAACCATTTGGTTTAGCTTATAAAACAAAACTCGGCAACGATGTAAAGGGCACAGATTATGGTTACAAGCTTCATCTCATTTATGGTGCACAGGCTTCTCCATCCGAAAAGGGCTATTCTACAATTAATGACAGTCCTGAAGCTATTACACTTTCTTGGGAAGCGACAACAACACCAATTAATGTAACCGGTCATAAGGCTACCGCACACATTGAAATTGATAGCACAAAGATTGATCCTGCAAAACTTCAGAAGCTTGAAGATGCTCTGTTCGGGGGTACAGCTAAGCCGAAGCTGCTTCTTCCAGATGAAATTGTTCAGACAGTTAACGCAGCAGGCTAAAAATCAAAATGGAATAATTTAATATAGTAGTAGCACGGTATTCAGTTTGGCTGGCCGTGCTTTTTAGTAAAGGAGATTAAAATGTTAAAGATTACAAAAACTTACAAAGATTACAATGATGTTGAAAGAACAGAAGACTTTTATTTCAATCTGTCAGAGGCAGAACTTCTCGACATGGAAATGACTACAGCTGGAAGTCTTACAGAAATGATTGAAAAAATCGTTAATGCGAAAGATATTCCTACAATCGCCAAATGGTTCAAGACAATTGTGCTTAAGTCATATGGTATTAAATCAGATGATGGCAGATATTTTAGAAAATCAGAAGAAATTACTAAAGAATTTGAATCATCTCCAGTTTATTCCTTAATTTACATGGAATTAGCTAGCGATTCTGATAAAGCAATCGACTTTATTAACAAGGTAGTACCTTCAACCCTTTCTGAAAGAGTTTCAAAAGAAGACATTAATAAATTTGGCATTACGGGCTAGGTGATGTTATTTGTATACTTTAACGATTCCTGACTATAACGATTTATGGGACGAAGGAAAAGAAGAGTTTGTGTCGAGAAAAGGGGCTCGAATAAAAATTGAACATTCTCTTGTTTCATTAGCAAAATGGGAACAGCACTATCACAAACCGTTTTTAGGACAATCTGGAAAAACATTCGAAGAAAGTGTCTATTACATTAAATGCATGACTCTTACACAGAATGTTCCAGATTCTGTTTATTTGAATATTGGCAGTAAGGAAATTGAAGAGGTTGATGCTTATATCAATGATCCAATGACCGCTACTTCATTCACAAAAACGGAAGAAAAAGAAGGTGCATCTCCTCACCATGAAATGATGACAAATGAGTTGATCTACTATTACATGATTGCTTTGCAGATTCCTGTTGAGTTTCAGAAATGGCATCTAAACCGTTTAATCACATTGATCGAGGTATGTAAACGAAAGAACACACCGGCTAAGAAGATGACAGCACAGCAATTAGCACAACACCATCAATCAGTGAATGCTAGATATAGAGCAAAGCATAGAAAGAGGTAATCATGATTAGTTTTAGACAAAAGGGCGATTTCTCAAAGACGCTCAAATACTTAGATAGAATTCGTGATCCAATCAAAATGGGAATTCTTGATAAATACGGGCGCGAGGGGGTTAAAGCCCTTTCGTCAGCAACTCCTGTTGACTCTGGCGTCACAGCCAATTCATGGTATTACAAAATCGAAAAAAGCAATGGATCGGCGAAAGTTGCTTTTTACAATTCAAATGTTAATAAAGGTGTTCCAATCGCTATCATTATTCAGTACGGTCATGGAACAGGAACTGGAGGATGGGTTCAGGGAAGAGACTATATTAACCCTGCAATCCGTCCTATTTTTGACAAAATGGCAAATGAAATTTGGAGAGAGGTGACTAGAGTTTGAGCACAACAATTGATGAAAAAGTTGTTGAGATGCGGTTTGATAACAAAGACTTTGAAGAAAAGACCAAAAACACTGTCAGCTGGCTTAAGAAACTAAAAAGTAGTCTCAAACTCGATGGCGCCACTAAAGGGTTTGACAATATAAGCAAAGCCGCTAATAAAGTTGATTTGTCAGGATTTGGTGGGGCAGTTGATGCTATTAAAGTGAAATTTTCAGCGATGGAAATAGTTGCTATATCAGTTTTATCAAATATAGCGAATACGGCAATATCAGCTGGCAAAAATCTTGTGAATGCGTTCATATTAGAACCAATTATGTCTGGTTTTCAAGAATATGAAACACAGATTAATGCTGTTCAAACAATTTTAGCAAATACGCAGTCTAAAGGTACAAATCTTGAGCAGGTAAATGCCGCACTAGATGAATTGAATCATTACGCCGATTTAACCATTTACAACTTTACAGAAATGACTCGTAACATTGGTACGTTTACAGCTGCTGGTGTTGATCTGGACACATCTGTAAAAGCTATTCAGGGTATCGCTAACTTGGCTGCTGTATCAGGGTCCAATGCCCAACAGGCATCAACAGCCATGTATCAGTTATCTCAGGCATTAGCTGCTGGCACTGTAAAACTTCAGGACTGGAACTCAGTAGTAAATGCTGGTATGGGAGGTCAGGTTTTTCAGGATGCATTAAAGGAAACTGCCCGTATTCATGGTATTGCTATTGATGAAATGATTGCCGACGAAGGATCATTCCGTGAAACTTTACAAAAAGGTTGGCTGACATCTGAAATTCTGACAGAAACTCTAAGCAAATTCACTAAGAGTGGTGTTAATGAATATATAGCTGAACACTCTAAATTAACAGCTGAAGAAATTCAGAAGATGCGAGAAGAAGCTGAAGCCGCCGATGGCTCTGCTGTTAATTATGACAAATTGGCTAAATCTATTGCTGCAAAAAGTGATATGACAGAAGAAGAGATTAAAGAATTAATCAAAATGTCAGACACAGCAGAAGATGCCGCTACAAAAGTCAAAACTTTTTCACAGTTATTAGATACTTTAAAGGAAGCCGCTCAGTCTGGATGGACACAAAGTTGGGAAATTATAGTCGGCGATTTCGAAGAAGCTAAAACTTTATTGACCGAAATCAGTGATGTATTTAGTAATATGATCAACAAATCGGCCAATGCTAGAAATGCGATGCTTCAGAATTGGAAAGACCTTGGAGGACGTACACTATTGATAGAATCCCTTAAAAATACTTTCGAGGGATTATTGAGTATTCTCAAACCAATCGATGAAGCATTTAATGAAATATTTCCGCCTATGACTGGTGAGAGACTCTATGAAATAACAAAAAAATTACGAGACTTAACAGCATATCTTAAAATCGGAAAACAGACAAGTGATCAATTAAAATCGTCATTTAAGGGCATGTTTGCAGTTTTGGATATATTAAAACAAGCTCTGTCAGCCGGAGCAAATGGATTTTTCGATCTATCTAAAGCACTATTGCCAGCTGGGCATGCATTTCTTGAAATCACATCAGGCATTGGCAGTTATTTAGTAAGTCTTGATGAAACTATTCGAAAAACTGACATTTTCAATAAAGTTGTTCGTAAAGGCACTACATTCATACAGAATTCAGTAACAGTTATAGTACAAGTTTTATCAACCATTATTTCTGGGCTAAATCAGTTTAGAAATTTTGTTAGTGAGAAATTCAATTTTAATCCTCTTGATACATTTCAGGCTATATTGTTAAGAATTAGCACCAGAATGCAAGAAGTTAAAGATAGTTCAGACAGTATGAAAAGTTCTGTTGTCGTCGCCGCAAAAATGATGGGCGATGCTTTAAAGAAAAGCGACTTTCCAAAACTAATGTCTGCTATATGGAATGGCATTAAAATGCTTTCTGGAGGAATTCTTCAGACATTAGGAACTGCCATGAAATCTATTACTGATAAAATAGCAAATGTCAATTTTAATAGTTTGATCGACTTCTTTAATAGTGTTGCTGTTGGCGGTATATTTGTTACAATAGCTAAATTCTTAAAGAATGTTACTAAGCCGTTAGAAGGACTTAATGGAATTTTGGAAGGCGTAACTTCGATTCTCGATGAAGTTAGAGGATGCTTTGAAGCTTATCAAACACAGTTAAAAGCCGGAACTCTTATGAGAATCGCTATTGCAATAGGCATATTATCAGCATCTATTGTAGCTTTGTCATTAATTGATAGCGATAAATTATCAGCGTCTATTGGCGGCATGACTATGCTCTTTGTAAATTTGATGGGGGCAATGGCCATTTTAGGAAGAATCAGTAGTTCACCAAAGAGTGTGTTTAAGACTTCCACAATGATGATTGCTATGTCAATGTCCATAAAAATACTGGCAGGATCTTTGAAAAATCTTGCTGAGCTAGATTGGAAGGGAATAGCTAAAGGACTAATTGGAATAACTGGTTTGACGGCTACAGTTACAATATTTGCAAAAGTTATATCGACGCAAAAAAAGAAAATCATTAAAGGCGCTACAGGACTTGTTATATTTGCAGCAGCTATTAAAATATTAGCATCAGTATGTAAAGACTTATCTGAACTAAGTTGGAAGCAAATTGCTAAAGGATTGATTGCAGTTGGTGTATTAATGGCAGAAATTGCTGCTTTTTTAAACTTAGCAAAGTTTAGTTTAAAGACTACCACAACAGTAACTGGCATTGTAATATTAGCAGCTGCTATGAAAGTATTAGCATCTTCTTGCAAAGATTTTGGGCAATTAAGTGTGAAACAGATTGAAAAAGGTCTTGGCAGTATTGGTGCATTATTGGCAGAAATTGCTGTATTTACAAATCTTACAGGAAAAGCTAAACATGTTATATCAACAGGTTCGGCATTAGTGCTTATTGGAACTTCTATGAAGATATTTGCTTCTGCTGTATCTGATTTTGGTTCTATGAATTGGGAATCCATAGGTAGAGGACTTACTGCAATGGGAGGGGCTTTAGCCGAAGTTGCAGCTTCTGTAAATCTTATGCCTAAAGGACTGATATTTATTGGCACCGGACTTCTTGTTGTTGGTGCAGCTTTGAAAGTTTTAGCAGATGCCTTGTCTAATTTTGGTTCTATGCAATGGGAATCTATCGGAAAAGGCTTAACCGTTTTAGGAGGAGCTTTAGCAGAACTATCAATAGCTTTAAATTTAATGAAAGGAACATTATCAGGATCAGCTTCGTTACTAGTTGCTGTTTCAGCTTTGAATTTATTAGTTCCAGTTTTAGCAACTCTTTCTAAGAAATCTTGGAAGTCATTGGCTAAAAGTCTTATCGTTTTAGCTGGAGCATTTACTATTCTCGGAGTAGCAGGTGCTATTCTTAGACCTCTTCTTCCAACAATTATTGGATTAGCAGGCGCTTTTACTTTAGTTGGTGTGTCAGTTTTGGCGATTGGAGCAGGACTAATGGCTGCCGGTACTGGTCTTTCAGCATTAGCTATTGGTTTCACATCGTTAGCAGCAGCTGGAGCAGCTGGAGCAACTGCTGTTGTTGCCTCTTTAACTATTATTATAACCGGCGTTGCTGCTTTAATACCAGCAGTGTTGACTGAAATCGGAAAAGGTATTATTTCAATATGCCAAGTTATAGCTGAGGGCGCTCCTGTTATTGGAGATATGATTAAATCGTTAGTTCTAACGTTAGTTGATGTCATGGTTGAGTGCGTTCCTCAAATTGTAGATGGTATATTTCAGTTATTAACTGAGGCTGCATCAGCTCTTGTCAAATATACGCCACAGCTTGCTAGTTTATTTACTGACTTTTTAGTTGAAGTTATCAATGGTATAGCTAAAAATGTTCCGAAGCTTGTGAAAGCCGTAGTCAATGCACTTTCAGAATTTTTTGCTGGTATTGTGGATGCTTTTAAAGGACTTGATATTTCTGTTTTATTAAAAGGAATCGCAGGAGTTGGAATACTCGCAGCGATAATGACCGCATTACAAGGAGTCGTGGCATTGCTGCCAGGAGCCATGAGTGGTATTCTCGGAATAGGCGCTGTTATTGCTGAAATAGCTATCGTTCTAGCTGCAGTAGGTGCGTTTGCTCAAATTCCAGGACTGTCATGGTTTATTGGTGAAGGAGGAGAGCTTCTTGAAAAAATAGGAACTGCTATTGGTTCATTTGTCGGTGGCATCGCTGGTGGCTTTATGAGTGGAGTTAGCAGTCAATTTCCTAAAATTGGATCTGACCTATCTGATTTTATGACAAATATACAGCCTTTTATCGAAGGTGCTAGTAAGATTCAGTCATCGTCGTTAGATGGCGTTTCAACACTTAGCAAGACTATTTTGGCATTGACTGCAGCAGATGTTTTACAGGGCATATCGTCATGGATTACCGGAGGTTCTTCTTTAAGTAAATTTGCAAATGAATTAGTACCATTTGGTGAAGCCATAGCAGCGTATTCGGAATCAGTTGATGGTAAAATTAGTTCTGAGGCTGTCGAAGCATCTGCAAATGCTGGGAAAGCACTTGTAAGCTTATCTAAAGAATTACCAAATAGCGGTGGTATACTTAGTATCTTCTCTGGAGACAATAGAATAGATGAATTTGGGGATCAATTAGTATCGTTTGGCAATGCAATTACTGATTATTCGGAATCAGTATCATCTATTGATGGTGGACTTGTCAGCACTACTAATACAATAGCCAGCGCAATAAATACTTTACAGAATTTGGTGCCAGAAGGTGAGCATGGCCTATTTACGAAGAAAAATTCTTTGGCTGATGTTGGCGATTCTTTGACTTCATTTGGAAAATCTTTGAATGCATTCTACGAAAATATCTCTGGTATTTCTGCGGAGTCTATTACGTCAGTTACAAATGAACTAAAGAATCTCGTTGCAATGGCTAATACAATGCAAGGCTTAGACACTGGTGTTATTTCCAATTTCAGTTCAGCATTATCAAACGCTGGAAAAGCCGGAGTCGATGGATTTATCAACGCATTTACTGGTGCGTATGGTAAAGCACAGACGGTCGGCTCAACATTTGTCCAATTTATTGTAACCGGCATTCGAAGCAGACAGAATTTGGTTCCGCAGATGTTCATGAATCTTGTGAAATTAACAATTGGTCGTCTTCGATCGTCTGCCTCACAGTTTGCTCAGGTCGGCATGAGTTTCGCCGTCAAAATGGCAAACGGCATTCGCAATGGAGGAAGTCGAGCAAGAAATGCCGCATCTTCAATGGCATATTCAGCGGCGAGAGGCGCAAGAGTAGGTTATAGTAGTTTCTACGAAGCAGGTGCCTATGCTGCTAGAGGTTTTGCAAATGGTATTAGTGCAAATGCATATAAAGCAGAAGCTCAAGCAAGGGCTATGGCTAACGCAGCATCCAGAGCAGCAAAGAAAGCACTGAATGAACATTCTCCATCAAAGGTTTTCTATCAGATCGGTGATTATGCAGGAGTGGCTTTCATCAACGCTTTGCATGACAATATCAAACCGGTTTATGATGTGTCTATGGCGATGGCTAACTCCGCAACAAATGGTATTCATGCTGCGATCAATCAGATATCCAAAGTTTTGAATAGTGATCTTGATGCACAGCCAGTGATTCGTCCAGTTGTTGATTTGAACGGTATCAATGCAGGGACAATGGCTATTAATAGCATGAACCGTCAGCTGCAGGGTCTTCACATCGGTTCTTACGGTATGACATTAACTGAACGAATTAGTGGATCAAACATCCGTAACAAGAATGCTATGTATAGTAATCAGGACGTTGTGGAAGCAATTGATCGTCTCGAAGCGTCTATGTATAACATGGAAATGGTTATGGACACTGGAGCGCTTGTTGGTTCTATTGAAAACAAGATGGATCAAAGATTAGGTCGTCGAGCAATTTATAAAGGAAGGGGCAACTAAATGTCAGTAAGATCTGAATTTTATCATTCGGTGGTGTTCGGAGAGAAAAATACATGGGACGACTGGCATTTAGTCCCATCTTCTCGTCCTGTCATTAATCCGCCAGAAGTTAAGACAAAATACGTGGATGTCCCCGGAGGCAACGGCATTCTGGATTACACAGAAGCTTTAACCGGATATCCACTTTTCGAAAATAGAACTGGTTCACTCGAATTTTATGTTATGAATGGCTATCAGGAATGGTATGAGCTTTACGGAGAGATTTGCGATTATCTTCACGGTGAATATATGCAGATGTATTTGGAAGATGATCCAGACTGGTACTTCGAAGGACGATTTACAGTTAATGAATGGAAATCTAGCAAAGATTGGTCGATGATTACGATTGATTACGACTTATATCCATACAAGAAACGCATCGTCACTTCATTGGACGATTGGCTTTGGGACCCGTTCAACTTCGAAAAAGATTATGTTCATAGCTATAAAGACATCAAAATTGCTGGAACAACGACTGTTAATCTTGTTAATGCAAAGATGCCAGTCGTACCGATTTTTCATGTAAAGAGTTCTGACGGTTTAGGATTTATCTATAGTCAAAATGGAGATCGAACCAGAACGATTAGTAACATTCGAATGACAGATGGTGAATTCCAAAACCCAAATATAGTTATCAAGGGCGGTCTGACTCGAATGACTTTTGTTGGGTATGGCACAGTGTCTATCGAATATAGAGAGGGGCGTATTTAAGTGTATTATATTGTTGATGAATCTACAAATGATATTTTGTACGCTCCTAATATGCAGAATAATCCGAAGTATAATCTTATAGATCCGACTTGGACTGAAGAAGTTAATAAAGCTGGTTCTTTGGAATATACGATTTATCCTGCTCATCAATTATATGATAAGTATAAGAAACTGACAACCATATTTGCAGTTAAAGATGAGAACGATAAAACTGCTTGGAGAGGACGAGTACTCAACGATACGAAAGACTTCTATAATGCGAAACAGGTCTATTGTGAAGGCCAGTTAGCGTTTTTCAATGATTCGATTATTCGTCCTTACAACTTAAAAAATTATACACTCGAAAAGTTCTTTAATTACTTGTTGGTAGAACACAATCAGCAGGTTGAGTCGAGAAAACAGTTCGTTATTGGCTCTGTTGATCTTGGCTACAAAACGAATTTTGTCACAGAAAATTATGAGTATCGCTCAACTTTAACTGAAATACAAGAATTACTCGACACTTATGGCGGATACATATTGTTTGAAAACGATAAAATTTATTATTCGTCTATAAGTGGTGATATTTCGAACCAACCGATTCAGTTCGGGGTGAATCTGCTTGACTACACAGAAACTGTCGAAGCGAGTGATATCTGTACGGTCTTGATTCCTCTTGGAGTACAGAAAGAAAAAGCAGATGGTACGACTCCAGAGGACCCACTGACCATTAAATCAGTCAATGGTGGAAAAGACTATCTCGAAAATCAAAATGGAATTAAAGCATTTGGGCGAATTGTTCAAGCAGTTACTTTCGATGATGTAAATGTCGCCCAAACTTTGAAAACAGTCGGCATACAGTACTTAAGCAAACTGTTTCAGCAAGCAACATCTATTACCGTAACAGCTGCTGATTTATTTGACTTAGGCTTAGATGTTGACAGGATTCGATGCGGAAATTATCATCAGATTTTTTCAGCACCGCATGGAATTGATACCTATTATCAGTGCACAAAGATTGTTCATCATCTTGAAGATCCTATGTCAAGCGAATATACTTTTGGGTCAACACAGTATTCTCTGAGCGATCAGGCAGCTAAAGACAGCAAGATCATGTTTAAGCTCACATCTGCATTGAAATTGAATAAAGTGAAAACAATTATATAAAGGAGATATATCATGGCAACCACACTCGAATCATTATTAAGCGATATTCTCAATGCTGTTTATGGTAAAGATGTACGCCAGTCTATTCATGATGCAATTGAGCAATGCTATGCTGACGCTACAGGTAATCCTGAAAGTGTTGCGAAACTCGCAAATGATTTAGCATCATATTCTCAGAAACTTGAAGAAACTCGAACTCTGATTCAACAGGTAAATGATTCTTTATTGAATAAAGAAACTATTTTGTATTCTGGAGATGGTAGTACCGTTACGAATTCAGCACTTACACTTGGTGATAGTGTTAAGAATTATGACTATTTGGACATTCATGTCAATTATTTTGGCATGTCTGACGTTCGACGTGTAGCTGTTGCTAAATCGAGCAATGAATTCACACGAATTCTTAGGTATACAAATCTAACGGATGATCCAAGTGGCAACGACGGCGTATCAGGTTATCAGATACTTGAATTATGTTTAACATTTAGTGATAAGCGATTGAAAGTTGTAACGTCCGTCACAAATTCTTGGACTGGAGCTCAGGGCGAAAACGGTTCTGGATCAAAGAATTTACAAGCTGACTCTAATCGTACCATTGCGAAAGTCGTCGGCATTAAAAATTACAAAGGAACTTCATCTGGTGGCATGAACCCACAAGCTAAGACAGTTTCGCCATCATTTTTATCGCAGTCTGTATTACCAGATGACGGGTATAACTGTTTATCACAGGTTACAGTTAATGCTATTCCAGTTTCTAAGACAGACAACGATAACGGAACCACAGTTACAATAGGATAGGAGGAATCATTCAAAATGGCAAATAACAAGGTCGTTTTATCAGACGGAACAGTGCTTATGGATATTTCCTCTGACACTGTGACCGTGGATACGTTACTTTCTGGCTACACAGCACATGATTGTCATGGCAACCAAATTACAGGTGCTTCTACTTCGGGTGGCTCGACATCTGACGCCACAGCCAAAGCAAGCGATATTGCAAAAAATAAGACTGCTTATATAAAAGGAGCTAAGGTTACCGGAACATTGACTGATATTACTGCAAATAATAGTTTTATAATGACAGATGAGGCACCGAGTGCAAACGGCAGTAACTTACGATTAAATGCTAAGCATCCGACAGATAAGATTATGCGAGCTAACAGCTGGAATGTTATCGATACGCCTTTGTCCGGTCTTGGGGATGCCACAGCTGCTGATGTCACTTCTGGTAAGACATTCACATCTGCCGCAGGTGTAAAAGTAACGGGAACGAATACCGGCGGATCAGGAAGTGGTGGAATCAGTACATCAGATGCGACAGCTACAGCAAGTGATATTGCGAAAGGCAAAACAGCATATGCTAAAGGCTCTAAGATCACAGGTACCGTTCAAGAAATTAGTTCTGGCGCCTATACACCAACTGGAACAGTTACGAATAGTGTAGTAGGCAACGATCTTCGGTTAACAGTTGGCAATACAAAAGATGTACTTTTACGTTCAAACACAAACACAATTGTGGAAGCGCCTTTATCGGATTTTGGTAATGCGACTGCAGACGATGTTGTTAGTGGCAGAACATTTACTTCCGCTTCTGGTGTAAAAGTCGTCGGAAAAGCAGGAGGTTCATCCGGTTCATTACCGAGTGAAATTGTCGCCGGTGATACACCTATTTGGAGTAAGACTTGCAATGTGTCCACAAATAGTAGTTCTACAAGTGTAAAAGGATTATTTTCTGGTTCATCTGTTAGTTTTAAAGCACCAAAGTCTGGTACATACAGATTTAAGTTTACCGGTTGGACTAATGCAACCAGTGGGACGAAATATGCACGCGTTTATTTAAGCAAAAATTCTAATACACAAATTGATCCAGACGGTGCTATTTGGTGGAAAGATTTGCCCTTATCTAATGCAACAGATCTGACGGTGCATATAGATGCAGAATTGACCGAAGGACAGAAAATTTACTTTTTTGGACAGACTGCTTCCGGACAATTTACGGGTATGACGGGTCCTGTAGGTAAAATCTATAACATTCAGGCTTGTGTTGCATGGGACAATGGAACAAACGCTTAATAGAAGGAGAATGATTTATGGATGCATATTTAATTGTTGATCCCGATTCGAGAAATATCACAATACCAGAAATAGAGTCTGCTTTTGGTGTTTATGGTGATAATAATGCCGAAAGAAAATATTTCAAGTCACCTCGTATCGTAGGTAATGGTATTGATTTGACTGAATGTTACCTCTATGTGAATTATATTTCAGCGTCAACAAAAATCGGGCAGATTCTTTGTGATGTTGGTGATGCACCAAATGGCACCGCTACAGAAGATGAAATTGTCTTCAGTTGGCCAATTACAAGGAATGTACTTGACAAGAATATTTCTGGTGAGATTTTCTTTGCAGTTCAGGCGAAGACTAAAACAGGAGACACAGTCTTTACAACAAGAAAAGCAAAAGGCAACTGCTATGAGTCTATCGAAGGCACTGAAGCTGTCACTGAAGAATATGCAGATATTGTTCTTCAGTTGATTTCTCGTATGGATAAAGTCGAAGAAAATATCGGTGAGCAGGTTGCCGCATATTTTAAAGAGAATCCAGCAGTAACATCGGAATACCTTACACAAACTTTGCAGCCGATTAAAGATGATGTTGGTTCGATAAAGGAAGATATAGGAAACATATCAGATAAGAATGAATTGAAATATTGCCAATGCTTAATGTCAGCAAGCGCACTCAATTTTGCGAGACTCGAAAATACTGGTAATCAGTTAGTTGCTGGCACAAAATATATCATAAAATTTTTACCAACGGATACATTTGATTTAACAGACGTTAAAATGGGTACAGACGGGGTCGGTTCGGCTATGGTTGACTTAATTTCGTCAAAATTATCATTTGTCAGCGGGATAGAAACTGTGGTGGAATACACGCCCACGGTGAGCAATTTAACTTATATCAGATTAGTATCTCACGCAAAAGATTTTGATAGCATTGTGTTTTACATAACATCACTAAGTCCAAAAGGTTACTCAGAATTGGTTGAAAATGTAGAAAATAATAAAAAACGAATTGAAGAAATTGCTGCAGATTTAGGAAACATTTCGTTAGAAAGGTTATCAGCTATATCTGATATTTCATTGAGCGAATATAAAATGCAGTCAAAGAAAAACTCTATCGAAAAATTCAATACTATGTCAAATATTAAAGTGACCGATAATGAAATGATTTCTTTTCATGTGCCGAACGATGGAACAGACAATCTTAAAAATCAGACAATTTGTGTGCATCTTCACAATGCGGAACAGTCATTTAAAAATGGCAGATGGAATGAAATTTACTCACCTAGATTTGGGAAAGAATTTAATGGCATTAAGTTTTTTGACGAAGATAATGTGCTTCCTTATAAGGTTGTTGCGAGTGCCAATATGGATGTTGAGTGGGAAGATAAAATTAGTTTTGGTCAACAGTTACCTCTTGTTACATCTGATGGAAAAATTATTATTGCAAAAAACGGAGTGTCCATATCAGATGATGGCACTACTTGGGCTAAAATATGTGAAGATAATTCTGATACTAAAGAATTATGCTTTGTTGACAGTAATGATAACTTGTATCTCGTTGCCAATTACAAACTTTGTAAATATGTCAAACCTTACAAAAGCGGACAAGTTGTTCTCGATATGTCTAGTGAAAAGAGAAAATTTGGCGATATGGCAGAAGATTCGCTTGGGAATCTATATTTCGGAGCGTATCAAGCTGCATGGATTGGCGCAGTTGTTTACAAATCTTCTGATGGCGGGAATAATTGGAATGAATGCCTAAGAGATTCTGTCCGACAGCATATTCACTCGATAAATATAAACAAAAATAAGACACCAAATGAGATATTTGTTGGAATTGATGATGCAGCACATCCAGCAGGTGCTTGCTGTATGATGTCCACCGATTATGGAGAAAGTTGGGTTGAATTACCAATTCCGTTTTCAAATAGAGAATATGCTTGCAGGCTATGTGAAGAAAATTACTATCTGGGAGTCGGTGAATCTAACATTCTTGGCGGTGTAACAATGTACCGATGTAATGATGTTATGAATCCAAATGATTATGAAATAGTAGTAAATAACAAACAATCTGCTAGACGGTTTGCAATTTCGGATGACGGAACAATTTATTGTTTTTTGGTTGCTGGTGGCACTGTACTCACTCAACAAATTATCAAATCTAACGATGCCGGGCGCACTTGGAAAACGGTCTGGGTTGATAGTACAGACATGAACGGAGTGGCTGGAAACGGATTTAGATATGTTGCAAAATACAAAGATAAGTTTTGGTTGAGTGGATATGGTAAAAACATGAGTGCTTATCTACACCATGGCGGGGATCATTACATGTCATCTATTTTAGTTAAAGTAGGAGATGTTCCGGTTGGTGGAAAAGACATATCTATTAGCTTAGATTATATGTGCAATAGAGACGATGATTTTTCAGTGTGTATTGATGGACTTGTTTGCGATATTGAATTTAATGAAGATTCAATCACGGATTTTGTGAGTAATAAAAAAGTATATTGCGAAATGGATCTTGATTATACTGCAAAGAGAAATCATAATATGTTAGTACCATCTGACGTATATCGTTCAATTGTCGGAAAGCCAAAAAAACCTGTAAACATGGGTAAAATGAAGCATTTATGTAGCAACAAAGGTGTTACAATTGAGTTTTGGCTTGACAATAAATGTGACAATTCTCAAATGAATGACGGAAAAGATTATTGTCTTTTTTCTATTGGCTCATTTAATATCGTTATGAGATCGAATCAAGTTCAATTCAAATATGGGGATAGTATCAATGGTTTTGTTGGATTCGACGCAAGAACAAACAACCTAACAGATTACAATCATTATTGTATCACTATTTCCGCAGATGAATTACCAAAATTAACTCCATTTAGCTATGATTATAAAGGCACAGAGAGACAGGCAACATCGTGGAATATTGTTAATATGTCTGATTTTGATATGATAATAGGAGATACAAAAAACGCACAGCCGTTCCCTTATTATATTAGTAAATTAAAAATTTATAGTCGCGTTCTTACAAGGGATGAAATTATGAAATCTTGGGGCGATGGGTTAGTTTCAAATATCAAGAATGTATAAAAACTAATTAACTAAAGAGGGCTTTAATTGTTCAATCGCACGAATTACATGTTCTTTTATGAAGAGAAAGAGATATAGAAATGTGTCTCCTTCTCTTCTTTTTATTTTATTCAAAATGGAGGTTTAAATCATGATTATCACAGGAATGGATCACTTTCAGAGCGTAGCGAAAAAGAAACTTGTTGAATGGTACAACAATTATGGACCAGCAGGCAGTCTTAAGATACCACCAATCGACTTATCCAATGTGTTTATTGTCTGGTCTTGCAAAACATTACAGAATTACAAGTGTCTTGCATCGACTACAGTCAGTGGTGATGGTATCTATGCTGAGTACACATACAACGGCGATAAGCAGGAATTGTATGAGGATGTGTATAAGAAGTTAACCAATACTTGTCATACGGAGGAATAATTCTGAAAGGAGGAATAAGAAATATGAAAGATCATATGGATGCAAATGTGGAAGTGACCTTTTCTTTTGGAGAAGCGATTAAATATCTGAAACGTGGTATGAAGGTTGCGAGAAAAGGATGGAACGGAAAGAAACAGTACATCCAGCTCGCCACAGGAATTTCATATAAGACTGTTGACAATAAGATTGTAAACTGCAATCATGACGCTATCGGTAATATGGCCATCGCTTTCGTTGGCACGTCTGGTGTTCAGATGGGATGGCTCGCTTCTCAGGCGGATATGCTTGCAGATGATTGGGTCTTTGCAGAATAGAAAGGCGGTAGATTCTTATGTCTAAAACGTTTACACAGTCCGAATGGGGACGAGTCAGAGGTATTTCAATGGCTGCTAGTGGATGCGGTCCTTGTTCTGTTGCTTGCATCGGTACGAATATCGACCCTAACCTCAATCCTCGAAAGGTTGCTGAATGGTTAGCAGATCATGGTGATTTTTACTCATCAGGCACAACGAGAGCCGGTATCACATCCGCTCTCGAACATTATGGATTCACAATTGAAGGATATTACAAACCGGAACATGGTGGTGGCACTTCTTGGAAGAATGCTATGGCTAAGATGAAGTCACTTAAAGAGCCATGGTGGGCAGTATTTTTAACTGTCGGCAAATCCAATGGTGCCAAAGATAATTTTTGGACAAGTGGCGGTCATTTCTTAGCTTGTACAGATTTGTCTAATGGTAAGCTTTATATCCGGGATTCTGGTGCTCGTGGTAATACTGGATATTTTTCACCAGAGAAACTTCGTTACGACACGAATTGCATCTGGATCGTTACAAAGAAATCCTCTAAACGTGGATACACAGGTGCTTTTCCGACACTGCCTAAGAAACAGTGCTTAATTTCTGGAGATACAGGCGAACAGGTAAAACGTCTTCAGTTGTTCTTACGCTGGTATGGCACGTACCGATCTAAAGTCGATAAAGATTTCGGAGCTAAGACAAAAGCTGCAGTTATTGCCTTCCAGAAAGCCGAGAAATTATCTGCCGACGGTTCATTTGGTCCTAAGTCTTTAGCAAAAGCCAAGACAGTTAAGAGGTGATAATTATGAGAAAGAGACTTTTAGCAATTTTTATTTGCGCATTTTTTGTAGTAGCAACTGCGGTTCCGGCTTTGGCTTGTACACCACCGCTGCACCCTCCAAAAATGCCAGACCTTGAAAAAGCTTATGACGCTGCCTATGAAGCTGGGAAGAAGGCTGTTGAGAATGTAGTGATTCCAGACTCTTATTTCAAAACTGAAACGGAATCTGAGACAGAGCCTGAAACTGAAACTGAAACAGAAACAAATTGGTCTTCTTATTTCCCGGATTCATTCACAAATATGATGAATTGGTTTCGCAAGGAGGTGAATTCAAAATGGAACAGATTATCAACTATGTCAAACCAGAATTAGTTGTCTTAGCTGTCGTTCTCTACTTTATTGGTATGGGTATCAAGAAAACAGAGAAGATTAAAGACAATTATATTCCGATGATCTTAGGCGTACTCGGCATTGCTCTCTGTGCAATCTGGGTAATGGCTACGAGTTCATTCGGATCAACCAATGATATTTTCATGGGCATTTTCACAGCACTCGTGCAGGGCGTATTAGTCGCAGGTTTATCTGTATATGTGAATCAGATGATTAAACAGGCAAACAAGTAAGGACGGTGATATTATGTTTCGTGGTACGACACCCACTTTGGAATTCGTATTACCGTTCAATACCGATTTGCTGGAAAATATTTTAATGACAGTTGCACAGAAAAATGTGCCTATCATAAATAAGACGATTGCAGACGCGACGTTATCAGAAGACACCGTTACAATTCAATTATCGCAAGCAGATACATTGAAACTTAACGACAAGTATGATGCGCATGTGCAACTGCGAGTAAGAACTAAAAACGATGAAGTGATGGCTTCTGATATTTTCAGAGTTGCTGTTTCACAAATTTTAAAAGATGGGGTGATTTGATGACGTTTAATATTAATAAATTCAACGGAATGCAAGCACACATCAAAGTTCGTTTTGACTATTTTCAACAGGTTACGATTACACCTGACGCATATGAAGGCGACTACACAGTGGTTCCAAAGGCTGAAGCACAGGAACTTCCGACAAAAAAAAAGTATATGGATGATAATGTTACTATTACCGCTATTCCATATTTCGATGTCGCTAATCCGTCTGGTGGCCAAACAATATATATTGGAAGCGAGGTAGAAATTAATGGGTAACAGTAAAATTATTTTCAATGGTGACGTCTTGATAGATTTAACAGGTGATACTGTCACCGCGGATAAACTCTTAGCAGGTACTATAGCGCATGACAAAGCAGGCAACAAAGTAACAGGTACTTGCGCATACAATGCAAATACTTTAGACGCAACATCTACTGCTACTGAAATCCTGAAAGGAAAGACAGCCTATGTGAAGGGAGCTAAAGTAACCGGTACAATGCCTAATAACGGAGCTGTTTCAGGCAATATTTCAACGGTTGCTGGTAAATATACAGTTCCTCAGGGTTATCATGATGGTTCCGGTAAAGTTCAGATTTCAGAGACTGAACAGGCTAAACTTATTGCAGCGAATATTCGTGAAGGCGTGACAATTTTAGGCGTAGAAGGTACTATGTCTGGTTCCGAAGACATGAAAGCACAGGCTAAGTCCGTTACGCCAAAAGCAACTGCTCAGGAAATTTTACCAGATGAAAATTATAACTGTTTGTCGCAGGTTACCGTTGCAGCGATTCCTTATGTTGAATCCGATAACGAAGCTGGCGGTAAGACAATCACTATTGGGTAGACAGTATTAGAAAGGACAAATCAAAATGGCAGCTAACAAAGTTGTTTATGGCACTTTAGTTTTGATGGATTTGACCAGCGATACTGTGACTGCTGATGATCTTGCAAAAGGTGTTACATGTCATGATAAGAGCGGCAATCCAATTACTGGTACTTTACCAACATCTGGAAATGTTGAAATTGTAAAAACAGGATTGGAATATGTTGAAAAAAATATAACAATTCCTGGAGTTGGAACTTCAAAACTGTACTATGTAGATGTCAGTGGAACGGCATCTGCTGAAAATAACAGATTTATTTTAAATAAAGATGCTAAAAAGTCAGTCACGATACCAATACTTGCTACTGAATTCGGCGATGCCACAGCAGCTGATGTCATGAGCGGTAAGACGTTTACTTCTTCTAAAGGTCTGAAAATAACAGGAACTTATACACCGTCAAGTGCTAATAGAGAATGCTATTTTATCGAGAGTCCATCTAATTTAGGCATAAGTTTTGCATCTACGTTCGGCAGCATTCTTGTATATGGCTATGCCGAAGACCAAAATAACATATATGCGTTTCATGGTTCGAAATATAGTTATATAAAAAGAGGCAAAAGCTCACTAACGACTATTTCCGCGAGGTATAATGTTGTAAATGGAAAACTTTCTGGGTTACCTAGTGGTTTAACATCTTGCAAGTTGATAGTATCTCGAGCCGTTTAATGTTTTAATTGAAAGGAGTTGAATAATATGTTACCTTATCAACCATATAATCCGATGTTCAACCCTAATATTCCTAACCCGAACTACCCATCACAGCCTCAACCTCAGCAGTCACCGTTGCAGTCTTATCAGCAGCGTCCTCCCATAATCCCGGGAAGAGTTGTTACGGACATTAACGAAGTGACACCAAATGAGATTCCTATGGACGGTCGGGTTAGTTTATTTCCTAAAAATGATTATTCGTGCATTTATGCAAAAGCATGGAATAGCGACGGTACAATTACAACTGTAAAATTTGTACCTGAACAGCCATCACCATCTGCCGAGCCTGCACAGAATAATATAGAAGTTGCTTTAGCTTCAATCAAAGAACAAGTTGAAAAAATTGATAAACGACTCGATCGTATGCAAAAGCCGATGAAACAATCTCAGCCTAGGAAGGAGGAAATCAGTAATGATTAATATTCAGCAGTTCGCAATGAATCTGTTACAGAACAATCCGAACATAGCAAAAAATCCTCAGGCACAGGAGATGTTGAAAGTAATTCAAAATGGAGATTCTCAACGTGGTCAGATGATTGCTGAGAATCTCTGCAAGACATACGGAATTACTAAAGAAGACGCATTAGCACAAGCAAAAAAGTTCTTTCACATTTGATACATAATAAAGTCTCATTATAGAAAAGCGCGCGTCTATAGTCGAGCTTTATTTTTGTATAAATATATTTTTTTAAGGAGGCTTATTTATGTTTAATGGAAATGGAGCACCTAGTTTATCTGACATCGCAGCTGTAACAGGAAATGATCGCAACAATAGTTGGGGCGACGGAAATGGTTGGTGGGTACTTATTATTCTCTTTGCCATCTTTGGAGGCTGGGGCAATGGCGGCTGGGGAAATAATCGTGGAAACGGTTATGAATCCGCTGCAACACAGGCTGATATTCAGCGTGGATTTGACACACAGTCTGTTATCAATAAGCTGAACGGCATTGAAAACGGTTTGTGTGATGGTTTTTATTCCGTAAATACAAGTTTGTTGACTGGAACAAATACTTTACAGAACACCATTCAGCAGGGTAATTTTGGTATCCAGCAGGCGATTAACAATGATACTGTAGCTAATATGCAGAACACAAATGCCCTGTCCACACAGTTAGCAAATTGTTGCTGTGAGAATAGACAGGGACAGGCTCAGATTAGTTACGATTTAGCAACACAGGCATGTGCTATTCAGACAGCCATTCAGAATCAGACACAGCAGATTATGCAGAACGATAATGCAAATTATCGTGCACTTCATGATGAGCTCGTACAGTCTCAGATGGATGCGAAAGATGCTAAGATTGCAGAACAGGCTGCGGCTATTCAGGCATTGAATCTTGCTGCTTCTCAGGCTGCTCAGAATCAGTATTTGGTTCAGCAGTTAAGACCAGCGGCTGTGCCAGCGTTTACTGTACCAAATCCATATGCAAATTATGGTTATGGGTGCTATTCAAATGCAAACGGTTGCTGTAACGGGTAAGCATTTATATTTTATGGAGGTATAATTATGATTGTTTTATCAAATGCAAATGCTCAGACGATTCAGCCAGGGCAGGCGATTACCTTTAATTCAAAAATTCTTCGTACAGGATGTAACGAGTGCCATCGTGAAAATACGGGTTCTGTCAAAATGAGAGCAGCTGGAATTTATGTTGTATCTTTTTCCGGTAACATTGGCGGGGCAACTGCAGCTACACCCGTACAGCTATCAATTCAGATTGGCGGAGAAACTCTGCCAGAAACGACAATGATTTCTGTACCTGCCGCAGCTAACGACTTGAATAACGTCTCGACAACAACAATTTTACGGAATTGCTGCGGAGACTATGACCGATTAACAGTTGTCAATACTGGTACGGTTCCCGTTATTGTTGGCGCAAATACAGCATTCGCTATTCGTCGTGTGGCATAGGAGGTGATAGTATGGGCAATGAGTGCAAGACTATTTGTGAAATCAAAGAAAAATTAGAGGAGCTTGTTAAGTCTGAATTAGATCAGGGACCGCAGTATATTAGTACGGCAGAACTTGGTGAAGTTGTAGACATGATTAAAGACATGGCTCAGGCTAAGAAGTATTTGATGGAGGCTTGCTATTATAAGTCAGCTGTCGAAGCAATGGAAGATGCAACTGAACCGTACGGATATACGCCTGATCTTTGGAAGCGGATGTATATTCACAAACCGTATATGGATCAGTCCCAGTCCTATGACGACAATTATCGTATGGGTTACCCAATGGATAAAGTTGATTGGCAGTACGAATTGCCGATTCGTTATGGTAAATCTTATGGGGATTTCAAAATGGCAAGAAAGCATTATACGGAAACCAATTCACCTCACGATAAGGAAGAAATGGACACCCATGCGATGGAGCATATGTCTGACATGATGACAACTGTTCGGGATATTTGGAAAGCTGCTGACCCAGAGCTTAGAAAAAATATCAAGAATAATTTAGCAATGCTTACAAATGAGTTAGCTGAATAAGATAATCTCTATGAATAGATTCTCTATGAATGGATATTTATGGCGAATACTATTCGTGGACCCAAATCATCCAATGCTTGTGGATAGGACTGGCACTAGAACGATCGGTACTACTGATCCGAAGACGAAATGCATTTATATTTCAAATCGATTAAGCAGGCCGATGCTAGAGCGAGTCCTCATCCATGAGATTGGACATTGCGCATTAATCAGTTTTGGACTGCTCGATGACATACATCGAATGGTTCACAAGAGGTATTGGACTGAAGCAGAAGAATGGGTCTGCAATTTTATCGCGGATTATGGGTCAAAGATATTTTCTATTGCATATTCGTTTTTAGGACAGGATGCGTTTTATTTTGTGCCTTACGAAATCGAAAAAATGATGGCGTAAGGAGGTGATAAAATGGAATTTTGGGTACAGATCATCGGAGCAATTGTGGCGTCAGCACTTGCTTCTTCAGGTTTGTGGGCGTTTGTGCAAAAGAGAATGGATAGAAAAGATGCAAAAACTCGAATGTTGGTTGGTTTAGCACATGATCGAATTATATATCTTGGCATGACATATATCGAGAGAGGGCAAATAACACAAGACGAATACGAGAACTTGTTTACTTATTTATACGAGCCTTATGCCGCTATGGGTGGAAATGGGTCTGCTAAGAAAGTAATCGAAGAAGTTGATAAGTTGCCAATACATAAGGGTTGAATGCAGGCCGTTCATTCACGGTTCATACATTTTAATGTTGAAAATACTTGATTTACAAGGATTCCTGTTTCCGTTGAGGAAGCAGCAAGAGCTGGCAAGTTCTAAAGAATCCAGTAAAATCAATGGCTTAGAACGTATGTAGGAGTAGTAAAAAGTAGCGAATTTTGTACGGTTCATACATGATTCATATACTATTCCTACATATCGTTCATACACATTTTCCAACTCATTTTATTTTTTCGATTTCAGATTTAAGCCAGTCAATTGAACGATCCGTATAAACCTTTTCGGTAATGTCTGTTATGCTATGACCAACCATATATTTAATTGCATATTCATCGACATTATATTTCTTGCAAAGTGTGATAAAATGCTTGCGTCCGTCATGGGCTCTATGATTTGGATTTAATTCTAACTGATCTCGAATTTTATCAAAACGGTGTCGATATTTGTCATAAGTTAGTTTAAGGTTACTTCGATGGGTTGCCGTATCTGCACAATTGAACAAATAATCACTGCCTAAAATTATCGCTTCGTCATATCTAGCTTTGACTAATGGACGTATTTTAGAGTGAATTGGCACGATTCGATTTTTGCCAGCGTCTGTTTTCATACCACCTCTAAATGTCCAGTTGATAATATCGACGTCTTCAATTTTTATCAAGCCTAACTCTTGCGGACGCCATCCAGAATAGCATTGTATAACGATTAAGTCTACATATGGTAAATGAATATTCTCCCAAATCTTATCCATTTCTTTATCAGTAAATATGATATGCCCATTTACATCTGGATTATCATTTGCTAAAGTAAAAGTACGAGCATAATTCTTATCTACGATTTCATATTCTAATGCATAATCTAACATCAAATTAAATACCGATTTGATACGGCCTTTTAAGCTATTTGAAGGTGCAATATCAATACAGCCTTTAATGTGACGTGCACGCAGATCAGTCGCTCGCATATTATACACAGACGAACATCTTTTCCAAGCAGCACTGATTGAACGGAGACTGGAGGCTGATTCAATTGTTTTACTATATTCTTCCAACCATTTTTCGTATAATTCACTAACAAGAATCGTACTGTCTAAATCGTATGGGTTCTTGTTATAAGCAACGAGTGCTGAATAAGCTTCGTTATATGTTTCAAAATACGAATCTGGTTTCAACATTTTCTGTATGGGTCTACCATTTTCATTTACCCCAATTGTAACCATTGCTCTAAACGGTTTTCTCAAATTTCTATTTTTAATTTCGGTTATTTGTCCAAAGCCATTAGGTAACTTACGTCTACGTTTCTGCTTTCGAAGACGTGGAGTTTGCGATGTGAGTGGATATCCGCAGTGCGGACACATAATAGCTTTATCACTAACCGGTAAATCGCATTCTGGGCATTTAATCAACATATTTTTTAGGGCTCCTTTCTTATAACTAATAACTATATTATACAGCCAAGTGTATGAACCGTCAATTGGTTCATATATTTTAGGAGTGATTTTATGGTAAAATGTGGTAATTATATTTGCCCAAAATGTGGTGGCAAGTTAGTGTATTATGATCATGTCAAACGAATCTGTATAGGAAAATATGGAGTCAAAGATTATTTGACTTTAGCAAGATATAAATGTAAGCAATGTGGAAGCGTCCACAGAGCTATTCCAGATGATATTTTGCCTTACAAACAGTACGATGCTGAAATTATTAGAGGGGTTATCCAAGGACTGATTACAATATGGACGCTTGGATATGAAGATCATCCTTGTGAGATGACAATGATTCGATGGATACGTTCACTCAAGTTGTTTTGATATTTGTACAATCTAGCAGTATTATCAGCTTGAAAGGATGTGATCTAATGGAAAAGAAAAGTGTTCCTGTAAAAGTAGCTGCGAAAATCTATGGCAAAGATTGCTGTTGGGTGCGTGCAGGACTGATTACGGGATATTTACCAATCGGGATTGCAACGAGACACGGCAAGCTGATTACAAGCCTAGATGATATGAACGGCAAATTAGGACGGATTAACTATTATATTTCTCCTAAAGCTTTGTACGAGCATACAGGATACTACTGGAGAGGTGAAAAGTTATGAAGCCTGAATTGTCTAAGAAAAATGAGTACTGGCTGCCTAAGCATCGATATTATGAACTGAAGTATTTTTGCTTACAGTATCCATATTGGAAAAGCGTTTGTAATTCTATTGATAGCTATGCAAAAATAGGATATTCTGGTAAGCGGTTAAGTAAATCTAGCAGGACCGAGATCGCAGCCTCATGCAGAGATCAGTATATTCAAAGTATGAAGCTAATTGAGAAAACTGCTTATTTGACGGACAACTTGGTCGGTAAATATTTATTAATCGGAGTGACAGAAAATTTGTCATACGATTTGCTGAGAACTCGATATCAGATACCATGCTGTCGAAAACATTACTATGAGTTGTATAGAAAATTTTTCTATATCCTTAATTATTCGCAGATTTTACATTGTGTATAATGAAAGGAAAGGTGGAAAAAATATGATACGACAAAAAACAAATGATAGAAAAAAAGATAATTATGGAGGCGCTTATAAAGTCGTCGAAGCTATGTATCGACAAGGATATAGCAACGAATAAATTATAAGATGCATCCGCGATACTGATGAATCTACTATTTGGGATATGATTCAAAGAGTATTTGCACTTGACCAGATGAGAAAGGAGCGCTCTTAACAGGGCGTTCTTTTTTTTTTTCTAATCGCAGATTTTACAACTCCTATAGTGAAAGAAAGAACTGAAGCATCAGAAGCATTTTACTAGAAATAGTATCATGAGTTATGAGGAGGATCTAAAGATCTAAGTGTTAGGGCACTGAATCTGAGCCCGAGGTGAGAAACCTTAAGGGAGATATGGCTAAACTGTAAGACCATATGAGGGATGTTAAGTTTCTGACTCTTTTTTTTTGTATCACGCAAATGCCCAAAAGAAACTGTAAACTGATATTGTAAAATTTCCAGGGAGGTGAAAATATGAAAATCTTTTTATTGGTAGTTATAGTTTTGTTAGTAGGAATTGTTATTGGTTTTTGTTTATCCAGATATTACATGGACACAACAAGGTTTGGCAATTTAATTATCGACTCTACAGATCCTGAAAAAGATCTAATTTCATTTGAAATGATTGCACCATTAAGCAATATCATTAACAATAATTATACCGTATTAAAAGTTGTTGTTAAAAAATAGCATTTTTTACAACCTCTATAGTGAAAGAATTAGAAAGGAGAAATTATCATGGAAGAGAAGAAGAAAACGACTGTGGAAATGTTAGAGGAGGAAATTCGTTCGTTATTAAACGAGCTAAAAAACTTGCCACCGGATAGTGAGCAGTATGCAAATGTTTCAGCAAGACTGAAAGAGCAGTACGAAATGCTGTTAAAGCATGAAAGTATTGAGAAAACTGAAAAAAGGGAAAAAATCAATACTATCACGCATATAGGATTAGATGCTCTGAAGTTTGTTGGAGCTTTAGCATTCTTTGGCTATAACTATACGAGGGGCTGGGAGTTCGAAAAAGAAGGGACATTATGCTCTGATTCATTCAAGACTGTCAGGCAAGACTCGAGGAAATTATTCAAATTCTAATCTGAAAAGGGAGGAGTCCTATCAAGGGCTTCTTCTTTTTGCCTTTGTGTGATATAATAATCGTATATTTGAAAGGAGATCAAAGTTATGAGAAAGAGATTATTAGCAATGGCTATGGCGGCATGTTTATCAATCAGTGTTATTGGATGCGGTTCCAACTCTGTAGTGCCTGTAGCAAGTGAAAGTGAGACAGAAGAACAATACTCAGAAATGATATGGCCTCAGCATGGTATAGGAAAAGAAGTTCCAGTACCGGACAAAGATCCTTTAATTGGAAAAGTCAATTGGGAATACGACGACAGCTTTGTTTTATCTGTGGCAAACATGACTAAAGATGATTTTGAAGCATATTCTGATACTTGTTACGATGCGGGATTTAATGTTGACTATCGAAAAGTAGATGGCTGCTATCAAGCAAATAACAGTGAAGGGTATCATTTATATTTACGTTTGGATGATGGCAATGTAATGTTTGTTCGTGTTGACGGACCAGCAGACGATAGCATTACTAATGAGTTTGAAACTGCAGAAATGACTGAATCAGATACAGAATCTACAGAACTAAAAACTTCTGAAACTAATAGTGATGAAATTCGTCCAGAAACAAAAGAAGCGTTAGATTCCTATGAAGAATTTATGGGAGAGTATGTTGACTTCATGAAAAAATATAATGAGGATTCTTCTGATACATCTTTGATCAAGGACTATGCTAGTTATATGACCAAATATGCTGATTTTACAGATAAATTTAATAAAATGGAAGATGATTTAAACGACGCTGAATTAAGCTATTATCTAAAAGTTCAAGCTAGAGTATTGGATAAATTGTCAGAGATTCAATAAATCGCATAATTTACAACTCCTATAGTGAAAGAATAAACAATTATTTTTATTGTAGGAGGTAGCAATATGTTAAATTTAGGTGGATGTTTAAATACGATGTCAGAAAAACTGTATAAAGAGGCAGTTAATGAATTTTACAATGAGCACACTTTAAAAGGTATTGGAAAAAGCGTTTTAAGTGGAGTTATTGATGGAGTCACTAATGGCTTAATTATTAACGGTGTTATGCTGACAGCTTGTGGAATTATCACTATAATTAACAGCAGTAAAGACGAAACTGAATAAAATGGTTAATTCAATCAAAAGGAGAGAGTCCTATCAAGGGCTCTTTCTTTTTTTTAAGAAAGGATGAAAAATATGAAAAGGACAACTATTTATGTATTAGCAAAGAACTCTATGTTTTGGAATGACGAGCACGACGCTACTTTTGATTTAATAGTCGAAAGTGCGAAATGCTGTTTCAACGATCTCTTTTTGACCAATGGTTGGGTAGATTTGAATACTGTTTTATCAGCTTTGGGATTTCCTAAAGAAATAGATAAAGTAGCACTTGGCTGGAAAATTGATAAAAATTACGCCATTAACATCGATATCGTCGCAGAAAACGATGAATTATATCTGGCATTCGATAACGTTGTAAATTTATTAGAGGATGGTGAATCTAATGAAAATTAATAAATCATTAATTATGTCGTGTATTGCAGCCGGTGGCGTGATCATAACTAGTGTATTTATTGCATATGAAACACCTAAGGCAATACAATTATTAGAAGAGGAAGAAAAGAAAAAAGGAGAACCTCTAACCAAGAAAGAAACTGTATTTACGGCCGCTAAAGTTTATTGGCCAGCAGTTGCAGTGGGAACTGGTACGATTTGTTGTATATTTGGTATTCATGTGTTCAACGTAAAACAGCAAACATCTTTAGTCGCTGCCTATACCTTAGTTAATAAGAACTTCGCTAAGTATAGAGAATCTTTGATCAGCTTATATGGCGAAGAGGCAGATAAGAAAGTCAGAGACGAAGTAATTCTTCAAAATTGTAATTATCATCATATTGGTTGCGACGTACCAAATGAAAAAGCTACATGGGTTGAAGAAATATCTGGCGAGTCCATTGATGCTTATGAAAAAGAGATTATAGACGCCGAATATCATTTCAATCGAAATTTTACGATGAGAGGATATGCTTCTCTGAATGAATTCTATGAATTTCTTGGTCTGCCACAAACTGAATATGGCGATTCTGTTGGATGGACAACGACTGACGGTATTTATTGGGTAGACTTTGAGCATCGGATTGTCAACAATGGTGACGATGGCGGTTGTTGTGTCTATTCGATATGGCCGATATTTGAGCCATCTGCGGACTACTTGGAAGAATGGACATAAATCGCAAAATTCGCAACTCCTATAGTGAAAGAATAATTAGGAGGTATTTATTATGAAAATGAAAGATGCAATTAAATTAGGTATTGGATTCTATATTGGTAAGGAAATAGCGGGTGCCTTGGACGCACATTGTGAATCAGCATGCTTCAAAGTAATTGGCAAACTTCAAGATGTAAGTCTTAGTTGTTTAAACGATTATGATAGAAAGTTGATGTTTGACAAATATTGTGGTGGAGGTAGAAACTATTTTGGAACCAAATACAAAAAACCAACAGTAACTAATAAAAATCCTATCGGTTTCGTATAAGATTTTATTTATTCAGACAATTAGGGGAGTCCTATCAAGGGCTTCTCTTTTTTTTTATAAGAAAGGAGATTATATTTTATGAAACTCAACAAATTATTGGATTATGCAATTCTCGGAGTAGGTGCTGCTGTAGTGGCAATTATTCAGCAGGCAGTGACTGAAAGAGAAATCACGGCACAGATTGATGAACGTTTTACAAAGGAGGAAACGAACAATGATTAAATTACCAAAAATCAAATTAAACAATGCAGGAAAAGTATTTGTATCTAGCACTAAGAAAAATGCGCCGATTATTATGGCAGTTGTTGGTGTAGGTGGTATGGGTATTGCTGTATATTCAGCTTATAAAAATGGTCCTAAAGCTCTCAACGCATTAGAAGCCGAGAAGAACCGAATCAATGATGAGCGTTATGAGAAAGCTAAAGAACGAAATTATGAAGGATTCGAAGAGATCGACAAACTTCCTATCAAAGATACTATCAGAGTTACGTGGAAATATGTCGTTCCGACAGTAGCCATATTTTGTGGATCGGCAGCATTGATATTTGGAGGTAATCATATTTGGGCAAAGAGAAATGCGGTTTTAGCTGCCGGTTATGCAGTATTAGATAAAGCTTATCAAGAATACACATCTAAAGCAGTAGAAGTTCTCGGTGCAGATAAGGAAAAAGAGATTAGACAGGCTGTTGCTGAAGAGCATGTTAAACAAAATCCTGTTGAAAATAGAGAAGTTATTATAACTGATCACGGTGAAACTCTTTGTTATGATATGCTGTCAGGAAGATATTTTAAATCTAGTAGAAACCAGATAGACAGGATTATCAATATTTTAAATGCACGAATGCGTGATGAAATGTTTATTTCACTGAATGAACTTTATTTGGAATTAGATATTCCGCCAGTTGAGATAGGAAATGAATTTGGTTGGGATATTGACAACGGTTACATCGAGGTTGCTTATGATACAACGTTGGCTTCCGACAGTACGCCATGTTTAACAATGACTTATTTAGTAAAGCCTAGAAGTCTTAAATAAAATCGCAGATTTTACAAGTTCTATAGTGAAAGAATAACAACATTTATTTATTAAAAAGGAGATTTTATCATGGAAGAAAACAGAAATGAAATGGAAATGAACAACAACGAAGCAACAACAAATGACGTTGTAGAATCAAATTGTTATGAAGAGAACAGCGGTTCTGCTGGTGACGGTTTAGTGACAGCTGCCATCTTAATAGGTTGCACAGTAGCAGGTGTGGCAATCTACGAAAGAGGCAAGCAGTTATGTGCTTTCATCAAAAAGAAAGCTGAATCTGCAAAAACAAAGAGAGAAGCAGCAAAAATTGTTGATGCTGAGAAAGTTCAGGCCACAGTAGATGAAACTGACAAGTAAATCGAATTGATTTAATGTTATTCAAATGAGAGAGTCCTATCAAGGGCTCTTTCTTTTTTTTTTATTAAGAAAGGATGCAGAAATATGAATATTATTAAAATTGGTAAACATGTAAGAATAATTAGGTACCCATGGAGGTTTGGGCTTGGAATAAATATAAAAAAGATTTATGCAGGACGGACATCATTTTGTATCGACCTTGGCTCCTGGACTATGTCTATTGATTTTTATACATCAAAGAAATCTAAATACCAGACAATTAGAAAGGATGGAGAAATATGAAGACTATTAAAATCGGTAAGAGAATCGAGATCAGAATTTATCCGAAGAAATCTAAGTATCAGAAATTAGAGGAAGATTATTTTTATCTGAAACATATACCTGATGCAACAGCGGCTAGAGAAACGCTCAATTGTATGAAAGAAATTATTAATGATTATGGTGCGGTATCATTAGCGGATGCATATGATTTAATCGGACTTGCGAGCACATATTCTGACAATAATTATGGATGGACTAATGTGGACAAGTGCTTAATTCTGCCATCGTCATGCTTCGGATATGTACTTAGATTGCCTGAAATTAAACGAATTAAATAAAGGAGTGATGGCCTATCTATTCATCATATTATTATCAAGGTCCTGTATTAGAATTTGGTAAGTGCATTGCTGATATTTGGATGGGTTCTACATATGCACCATCTGAGCGTAAAGCGAGAAGTAATTTAGCTTACCAGTTCAAACGAGACTATAACCGTTTGGCAAACACAAAAATTTCCCTGCCAGGAAAAATTGTAAAACTAAATTAGGAGGACGTTATGAATTTTAATGATTTACCAAATAATTCAAACGCTAGCAAAAAAGAAAAAGCATCCGGAGAAAAAAAGAAACCGGTTGCCACTGGTACAAAGAAAAAACGCAGTACGGCTGATAAAGTAACTGAGTCCTTATTTGCAGATGATTTACAGACAACAGCGAATTATGTCATTAAGGATGTCGCTTTACCATATATCAGAAATATGCTGGCAGATACTGCAAAGAAAACCATTGATGCAATATTTTATGGTATTGGTGGAAAAACCGGAGGAACATATTCAACGCCAGTATCCAGAGTTAATTATGGATCATATTCCGCACAAAACCCAGTATCCGTTGCAAATAAAAATTCGGCCTATGGATATAGCTATTCTGACTTAACTTTTCATGAAGCAGGAGCTGCCGAAGAAGTGCTTCAAGCATTAAAAGGAACGATTGCACAGTACGGTATCGCATCCGTTGCGGATTTATATGATTTTTCAAATGTACCGAGTATTTACACGGACAACAAATATGGCTGGACGAATGTCGATAATGCCCGTATTATTAGTACATCAGATGGTTGGCTGTTAAAAATGCCAAGAATTATGTCTATTTAATTATCAAGGAGGAAATATATTATGTTATCAATTACAAAAATCGCATCAAACATCACACCAAAATTAGGTAAAGCAGGATTAAAATTTAAAAGCGCTTCGCCAGAAATCGCTTTGGGACTCGGAATTATAACAGGCATTGCAGCATTCGCCACTGCTTGCAAAGCTTCAACAAAATTCGATGGTATTATGAAAGAGCACAAAGAGAAAACTGACAAGATTCACGAATATGCAGCTCGTCCACAAGAGGAAAAAGAAGAAATATATACAGAGAAAGACGAATCGCATGACATTATGATCACTTGTGTGCAGACAGGTATTAAGATCGTAAAGCTTTATGCTGGCCCGATTGCGCTTGAAGCACTCTCTTTAGGTCTGATCGTTAAAGGACACAATATTCTGAGAACGCGTAATGCAGCACTGGCCTCTGCTTACGCAATCTTAAATAAAGATTTCAAAGAATATCGTGAAGGTGTTATTGAAAGATTTGGTAAAGATCTGGATAAGGAATTACATCTGAAACTGAAAGATCAGGTTATTGAGAAAGAGGTTGAAGATGATAAAGGCAAGAAAAAGAAGATCAAAGAAACAGTCAAAACTTCAGGATTGGAAGGATATTCCATCTATGCGAGATTCTATGAAGACGGTTGCAGGGGTTGGGAGAAGAACCCTGAGTATTCTCTAATGTACCTCAAACAGCAGGAACGATATGCTACGGATAAACTGCGTTCTCAGGGATATTTGTTCTTAAATGATGTGTATGATGCTTTAGGTATCCCAAGAACTATTGCAGGTCAGGCTGTTGGTTGGATTTATGATCCAGACGATCCAACAAAAGATAATTATGTAGACTTTGGTATTTTCGATGTATCTAAGCCACATAATGGTGATTTTGTCAATGGCTATGAAAGAAGTATCATTCTTGATTTCAATGTTGATGGTCCGATCTTGGAAAGCGCTAAACTTAAAAATATCTAAATTATTAGGCCTCGGCTCTATTTAGGGTCGGGGCTTTTATATTATCGAAAGGAGATCTCATATGTTCACATGGAAAAATCTTATTTGTTTATTGATGTCTGATGACACAAATATTGATTTGAATTCTGAATTGAATGAAGATATCAAGTTGATCAAAGATGGATATATTATCGGTTTCAACAACTTCGGCGATCCAGTTAAATATTTACCAGAAGAGGAGTTTGCTGCAAAATGCGAAGTCGGTGTCGCAACCGTTCGTGCGTGGTGTCAGACGGGCATGATTAAACGATATGTGTTTGCTAGCAAAAACTTTATTCTTGAAACAGAAAAGAATCCAATGGAGGTAAATAAATAATGAGAAAACATATTTTGTGTGGGTTATTTGGTATTGCAATTGGTGTTGCTTTAGGCGCGATCAGAGATTACAAAAAAAATCATGAAGAAGTTAAGACGGGTGCAGACGTAGAGACAGAAGAAAATAACTACGAAGATATTGATGATACGAAAGAATATGAGGAACCCGAAAAAGAAGGACCTGACAATCGTAGAGAATATACAAATTATTCTGATTTAACAAAACCGTATAGAACAACAGAAAAGAAAGAACAGACGGTAAGAAATAAGCCAGTTGTTATTTCACCAGAAGAATACGGCGAGGAAAAATACTACACACAGATTGAATTTGTGTACTGTTCGGATGGCATTGTGCTAAATGAAGATCAGGAGATTGTAGAGAATCCGGAAAAATATATTGGTGATGGGCTAAAACATTTTGGAGAGTACGAAGATGACAGCGTTTATATCAGAAACGATAAACTCAAATCGTATTTTGCTGTCTTAAAAGATTTCAGAAAATCAACGGACTTCCCAAAACGGTACGCCCACTAGGAGGAGTTTGAGTGAATGAAGGATATTTTAAATGGCTAATTAAAAAAGTTGCAAATACAACCGTGCAAAGACGATACTCAATATTATTACAGAAACTATTCGATACACCGTTTGTTTATACAATACCATTGGACGAAAATCGAATGCTAGACGGATTAGAATTAAGATCTATGTATCAAGATGAAACGGAGCAATCATATATTTCCAACAAACCATGTAGTGTATTAGAAATGATGATTGCGCTGTCCCGTCGAGCAGAAGTTCACATCATGGATAATCCCGAATATGGAGATCGTACAGATATTTGGTTCTGGGAAATGGTCAACAGTCTCGGATTAGCGGACCAGACAAATGCTAATTATAATGATATTTACGTGCAAGATGTTATTCGACGTTTTCTTGAGCGTAAGTATGCAGCAAGCGGCAAAGGAGGGTTGTTCACGATTCCTGACTGTAAAGTTGATCTGCGTAACGTAGAAATATGGTGGCAGATGAACTGGTATATGACATGGTACTTAAGAAAGGAAGGGGAGTTATGATGTGCTAGACTTTATGAGCATTTCTTACAGAAAACCTAAAAAAGATAAAGATAAAGTCGAAATCTATCCAAAGTTTATGCTTAAAGACAGTCAAGATTTGATGATACGAGGTGGCGATTTTTATGCGATTTGGGTTGAAAGTCGCCATCTTTGGTCAACAAATGAAAATGACGCTTTGAAACTCATCGACTTTGAACTAGAGAAAGCTGAAAACAAGTACAAGCAAGCTCATCCTGAGGAAGATGTTAAGACTTTTTACATGTGGGATGGAGATTCTGGTATGATCGATAAATGGCACAAGTATTGCCAGCATCAGAAACGAGACTCTTACCATATGCTGGATGAGGAAATCATATTTGGAGACTCGGAAACAACAAAAGAGGATTATGCTAGCAAAAAACTGTCATATCCTTTACAACCTTGCGACATTCATGCTTATGAGAGGCTGATGACAACTTTATATTCGGAAGAAGAACGTCATAAGATTGAATGGGCAATCGGAGCAATTGTAACCGGAGAATCCAAATATATTCAAAAATTCATGGTCTTGTATGGTTCTGCAGGAACTGGTAAATCAACAGTACTGAATATTATTCAGCAATTATTCGATGGATATTATACAGTCTTTGATGCTAAAGCTCTTGGATCTTCTAGTAATACATTTGCATTGGAGGCATTCAAAACAAATCCAATGGTGGCAATTCAGCATGACGGAGACTTGTCTAGGATTGAGGACAACACCAGATTGAATTCATTAGTCTCCCATGAATATATGACAGTCAATGAAAAATTCAAGTCGACTTACACGAATCAGTTCAAGTGCTTCTTATTTATGGGTACTAATAAACCAGTAAAGATCACAGATGCTAAATCAGGATTGATACGACGTTTAATTGATGTGTCTCCGACAGGAAATAAATTGTCTCCGAAAGAGTATAAAGATTGTATCGATCTCATTCCGTTCGAGTTGGGCGGCATTGCTTATCATTGCAAAGAAGTGTTTTTATCAGATCCGGGTGCGTATGACACCTATGTTCCGATTAGCATGATGAGTGCAACCAATGACTTCTATAATTTTATTGAGGATTCTTATTTCCTTTTTAAAAAAGAGGACTCTGTTACACTCAAATCTGCATGGGAAATGTATAAAACATATTGCGATGATGCTAAGGTTAGTTATCCATATTCTATGAGGGTCTTCAAAGAAGAACTGAAAAATTACTTTGGTGAATTCAAAGAGCGAGGAAGAACTGAAGACGGCTCACCAACACGTAATTATTATGTTCATTTTTTGGCGGATAAAGTTGACAATATCGAAAAAGAACAAACAGAAGCGTTTGACAATCATTGGCTGGTTTTTAAAGAGCAAGAGTCACTTTTTGATAAGGAATGCTCTGATTGGTTTGCTCAATATTCAAAAATGAAAGACAATCAAGAAATTCCTATTTTAAAGTGGGACGACGTAACCACTAAACTTTCTGATTTGGATACGAGTAAAGTGCATTACGTTAAGATTCCAAAAGAAAAAATACAGCATATTGTGATTGACTTTGATATCCCGGATGAGTATGGCAATAAATGCTTTAAGATGAATTTAGATGCTGCACAGCGGTTTCCAAGAACTTATGCTGAGTTAAGCAAAAGTGGTCAGGGCATTCATTTGCATTATATTTATGAAGGTGATGTGTCTAAGTTAAGTCGATTGTTCGATGATTATATCGAGATTAAAGTATTTAATGGAGGAAGCTCTTTAAGAAGAAAACTAACAAAATGCAATAATGAACCAATTGCACATATTAGTGGGGGACTGCCATTAAGAAAGGAGAAAGACGTGATTGACAAAAAATCCGTTGAGAGTGAGAAAACTTTACGATATATGATTGAAAGAAATCTTCGTAAAGAATATCACCCATCAACAGCATCAAGCGTATCATTTATTAAGAAATTATTGGATGACGCTTATAATAGTGGTATGCCGTACGATGTGACAGATATGTATAATTATATTCTAAGCTTTGGTGCGAAGAGTACACATCAGGCTGACAATTGCTTGAAAATGATATCTCAAATGCATTTTAAATCGGAGATACCAGTTGATCCGATCGATGCAGCATTGCTTTTAAGTGATACAATCGCAAATCGTACGGAAGAGAATATAGAAGAAAACTTAGTGTTTTATGATATTGAGATCTTTCCTAATTTATTTTTAATTAATTGGAAACTTCGAGGTAAAGACAAACCAGTTATTCGAATGATTAATCCGACACATGAGGACGTTGAAGCACTTTTGAACAAACCTTTAGTCGGATTTAACTGTCGTCGATACGATAACCATTTGCTGTACGCTTATGCCATGCTGAAATATAGCATCGAAGATTTGTACAACTTATCACAATCTATCATTGGTAACAAACCGAATGTCTTATTTGGTAATGCTTATAATATTTCCTATATCGATGTATACGATATGTGTACAAAGAAACAAAGCTTGAAGAAATGGGAAATCGCATTAGGCATTCATCATCAAGAATTAGGTTTGCCATGGGATCAACCAGTCCCCGAAGAACTTTGGGAGAAAGTTGCCGAGTATTGTGATAATGATGTAATTGCTACAGAAGCGGTCTTTGATGCTCGACAGGAAGATTATGAGGCACGAAAAATTCAGGTTGAACTGGTTAAAGCTTTATGGGGTATAACGAATGTTTCTGTAAATGACACGACAAATACCTTATCTGCCAAAATTATATTTGGGAATGACAAGAATGCTAAAGCTAGTTTCAATTGGCGTGATTTATCTAAACCTGTTGGGGAAGATCAGTATGCTTATTATCGAGAACGTTTTGGAGAAGATTATAAATTCAGAGTTTTCGATGCAGATGGTTTGCCACTCTATAAAGACTATGATCCGTCGATGCCGTTGCCAAAAGGATTCAGTATCTTGCCATTTTTCAAGGGATATACATACGAGGGCGGCGTTTCGACTTACTTAGGAGAAAAGATTGGTGAAGGAGGACGAGTATTTGCAAGACCTGGTATTTGGTCTTTAGTATGGGATGGCGATGTCGGATCACAGCATCCTCACAGTGCGATATTTGAAGTTGTGTTTGGACCAAAATACACAAAAATATTCAAAGAAATCGTTGATGGTCGTCTTGTAATAAAGCACAAAAATTTCGAGAAAGCTGCGGAAATGCTGAAAGGTGTACTAAAGCCATATTTGAATGAAGAACATGCTAAAGGTTTGGCTCAGGCACTGAAAATCGTTATTAATTCCATTTATGGTCTGACCAAAGCAAGATTCGATAACCCATTCAAAAATCCAAATAATATAGATAATATTGTTGCAAAACGTGGGGCTTTATTTATGACCTTGTTGAAGCGAGAAGTTGAGAAACGCGGCTATACAGTTTGTCACATTAAGACAGATTCCATCAAGATTCCGAATGCTGACGAAACAATCAAGAACTTTGTAATTGATTTTGGTAAAGAATTCGGTTACAAATTTGAAACAGAAGCTGAGTTCCAGAAATTCTGTTTGGTGAACGATGCTGTGTATGTGGCAAAATACATGAAACCAGAAATTAACAAGGAAACAGGAAAAGAAATCTGGTGGACTGCTACTGGTAAACAGTTCCAGGTACCTTATGTCTTCAAAACTTTATTTTCTCATGAGCCAATTACATTTAAGGATATGTGCGAAACAAAGTCTGTTGAATCCGCTTTATATTTGGATATGAACGAACGACTTCCGGATGTTACGAAAGAAGAGAAAGAGTTATCCAAACTTGAGTCGAAATACAAGAAAGGTGAGTTGTCTGATACGTCTTGGGAAGAAGCTTGCAACCGATTAAAACCAGAAATTGCAAAAGGACACGATTATCATTTTGTAGGCAAGGTTGGTCAGTTCACACCGATGCAGGATGGCTGTGGGGCAGGCTTGTTAAGACGTGCACAGAATGACAAATATTATGCTGCACCAGAAAGTGACGGATATCGTTGGATGGAGTCTGAGATGGTAAAAGAACTCAAGCTGGAAGACAAAATCGATAAATCGTTCTACATAACAAAAGTTGATGAAGCGGTCGCCACTATTTCTAAATATGGTGATTTTGAATGGCTGGTATCAGATACAGAGCCTGAAGAAGAACCGCTTCCATTTAGTTAATTCGCATAATTTACAACTTCTATAGTGAAAGAATATTTAGGAGGTATTTATTATGATGAGTACAAAAATGAGATTGGAACTTAAATGTTTAACAATCTTCGTGAAATGGTGCAGACTTATAAATATTTTCTATACCAAAATAGGGTTAGAAAATAGAGCTAAGCTCTGGTGTTTAAGAGGATGCTATGCATTTATTAAATTCATGAACAAATGCTCAGCTGTTTTTAGTACAAATAATTAATTTCAAAGGGAGGAGTTCTAACAAGGACTTCTTCTTTTTTTTAAGAAAGGATGAAAGAAATATGTTAAACATCACATCTATCAAACGTAAAAAAGAACCAGAACTTAAAACTTACAAAATGGTAATCAACTTTAAACCGAATATGGATGCGATAGATTATCTTCTCTTGGATTGTGTAATTCAAGGAGTAACTCTTGAATATACATATTCGCACGATTGTATGATCATTCCAGAAGAGTCATTGGGCAGTTTCTATGACCAAAGTCCTACTTTCGACAGTATTGCGTATAATTTTAGGGCAGATTTAGCAGTATTAGAAGATTTAGCAGAGCATATTCGTATTCTGTGCGATGGAATTGATTCCGTTACAATTTATCCACTCGATGTAGAAGAAAACTAATTTTTTTTAAGGAGGATTTATATTATGGCAAGTATTATTACAATTGAAAACACAAGATTCATTTTCGACACACACTTTTCAGGAGATCCTAATTTGGACAAATTCCGCAGCACACAGCGATATGCAACACTGGTAATTCCGGATATTCAATTAGCAAGACAGATGATGGATATGGGCATCAATGTCAAACTGACACGTCCGAAAGAAGGCGAAGAAGAAGGATTCGAGCCAAGATATTTCGTGAGAATTGTTGTAAATTATGAATCCGAATGGCCACCAAAAGTGTATCTGGTGTCTGGCGATTCAGAGCCTGTAATGATGAACGCTGACACGATCGGCATGTTAGATAAAATGTGGATCAAGAATGTTAACGTGCAGCTGAATCCGCATCCTTGGTCTGATGGCGTTTCATTATATGTTAAAACGATGTATGTAGAACAGGCTTTAGAGGACGACCCATTCGCTGCAAGATATATGAACCGTCAGACATATGGCAATTAGTTTACGGGATTATCAGGTCGATGCTGTCAGAAAGATGAAAAATGGTTGTATTCTTTGTGGTGGCGTCGGCTCTGGTAAATCCAGAACAGCTCTGACATATTATTATTTATTGAATGGCGGAGAACTGAATGACGAAGAATATATTCTAATGGATGATCCACCGCTTGACTTATATATTATTACGACCGCAAGGAAACGAGACACATTAGAATGGGAGCAAGAAATGATTCCATTTTTATTGTCGACGCATCCGGAAGATAATTTGTATGTAAATCGAGTGGTAGTGGACTCATGGAATAATATTAAAAAGTATGAGAAAATAAATCATTCTTTTTTCATATTTGATGAGCAAAGAGCCATTGGGTCTGGTTCTTGGGCGAAAGCATTCATCAAGATTGCAAAAGTTAATCAATGGATTATGTTGTCTGCCACTCCAGGTGATACTTGGATGGATTATATACCTGTATTTATAGCGAATGGATTTTACAGGAATCGCACACAATTTATTGATGAGCATGTCGTCATCAAACGTTATGGCAATATACCAAAGATTGATAGATATTTGAACACAGGAAGATTAATTCGGTTAAGAAATTCTATATTAGTTGATATGGATTTTGATAGACCGACTGAATCCCATCATGAAGATATATTGGTTAAGTATGATATCGCAGAGTATAAAGGTATCCTTAAACAACGATGGAATCCTTGGACAAATGAGCCTATCATAAATGCCAGTGAATTATGTTACACCTTGAGAAAATGTGTGAACTCAGACACCAGCCGAATTGTTGAAGTTATGGAGGTATTTGAGAAGCATCCGAAACTTATTATATTTTATAACTTTGATTATGAATTGGATATTTTAAAAGGTGCTTATTATGGTGATGATGTTGAAATTGCCGAATGGAATGGGCATAAGCATCAGCCAATACCAGACAGTCAACGATGGGTATATCTGGTTCAATATACAGCTGGTGCAGAAGGATGGAACTGCATACTGACAGACACGATCCTGTTTTATTCTCAGAACTATTCATACAAAGTTTTAGAGCAGGCCAGTGGACGTATCAATCGATTAAATACACCTTATAAGGATTTATATTACTATCATTTAAAATCACGAGCGAGTATTGATTTAGCGATTAGTAAAGCAATCCGAGATAAAAAGAAATTTAACGAAGGAAGATGGAGTCATGGCGTATGATATTTTTACAATCGTCTTATTGAGCTTAAGTGAATTGATCCTTGGCATTGAAGGAATGCGAAGCCATCATATTTTGAAACTCGCAGATTTTACAAGTTCTATAGTGAAAGAATAAACAATATTTTTACTATAGGAGGTATTATTATGGACAAATATACTGAAACAAGAGCAAAATATTTTAATCAATGTTTACGAGACTGGGGACGTGAAATCGGTACTGATTTGAGCGGAATTGATTTCGACAAATTAACGATGGATCAGTCTCTGTTGATACAAAATGGATTTAGGCTTGTTAGTCAGATTATTAAGGAAATTATCAAACAGCAGCAAAAATAAGATTTATTATTTTCAAAAGGGAGGAGTCCTATCAAGGGCTCTTTCTTTTTTTAGAAAGGATGAAATAAATATGTCGTTAGCAATGAAATGTGATAGATGTGGGAAACTGTATGAATTTTACGATAATGGAGATTTTAATGGTGTATCGGCTATAAAAAAGCTTAAAAATCAGAATTATCTGGACAGAGGCACTTTTGATTTATGCCCTGAGTGCAGAGCTTCGTTCGATAAGTGGTTGCATTTACCAGAGATAGAAAAGAATGCTACTGATGACGATATACAAAGTGTGCGGAGAAAATTGTCTGAGCATCGTTTTTCTGCAGAAGAATATGCCGGATGCATTTTTTAAAGATCTTATAAGTTGTAATTTTAGAACATTATCAGATAGCTATATACAGGATTTATATAAAAAATTAATGGAGGAAGATGAAATATGTCGTTAGCAAAAATATGTGACAGATGTGGAAAATATTACAAACTTTATAATGAGAAAAAAGATAAGAACCATACAAATGGTTTTATATTAGCAAATATTGATAAATATGGAAAATATTTTTCACATTCGCCAATAGATCTTTGCCCGGAATGCATGGAATCACTTATTAATTGGAGTGATTCATCAAAGTTAAAAAACACAGATGAAGTAAAAGACATGCGAAAAAAATTATATGCGTATTGCAATGTTACAAGTTGTGACAAATGCATTTTTGATAGTCGTTCGAGTTGTAATTTTTACGCATTATCTGAGGATGCTATACAAATCTTATATAAAAAATTAATGGAGGATGAAAACAATGATTAAGGTTGAATTGAAAGTTGAAGATTATTGTCACAAGTGCCCAAAGTTTTCAGCAGAAATGGCACATCAATGTACATATGCACCGGGATGGTCTATAGAACAAATTCATTACATCACGATTACTTGTGATTACGCAGACTTATGTAGTTTTCTCAGAAGGGAGATAGAGAACAATGAAAGCAAATGAAAATGATATCTTAGAAGCAGTTTATAGAGCAGGTGCGGAGGACGGATTGAAGTCTTATAAAAAAGAAATGAAGGCCCGAATCGAACAGGCAATTGCAGAAGAACAAGAAGAAAGGACTTTATTCACGATTCAAAGAATTTTAGGTCTTATTTTAATGTTTGCAGCATTTGCCACAGGAGTTGTAACAAGTGAATGGTTCGCAGCGATTGTGATTATGCCATTGGCTGCATTATTGTTACTGTCAAACAAACTGGTTATCACATGTCCGGAGGGTGATGATTATGACGCATAAAAAAGTGTTTGAGTGTTTCAATCGGATGTTTCCTGGGTGGAGGGAATCAACAGAAATATGGTTCCCTTATGGAAATTCTATGATTAAAATTCGGTTGCGAAACAAAATGGAGTTCGTTTTTACTTATTTTAGTGAAAAGAATTGGAAACTCGAAACTTTGGATCGTTTTGTAGAGCGGAGGAAGAAATGAATGATAGAAGAGAAAACATTTCGGCAATCATATAGAGCATCTATTGTATATCCTGAAATTGAAAAATGGATGATGACTCACCAATTGAGAATCAAAGACTTTGCGGAACTAATCGATGTCTCTTATAATCATACGGCATGTATTTTGCATGGTTATCATGAACCAAGACTGCGTATTATTCGAAAAATTTTGAATGTTACCGGTTTAACTTTTACAGAAGCTTTCTGTACAACAATGCCCTTGAAGAAGCAACGCAGAGATTATTATGCATCGAGAAACAGAACCTATACGAGAGAGTGGGAAGCTTACTGGCCTAACCTAGAAACATTGTTCAAAGAAAAGAAAATCCGATTAATCGATCTCGCTAATGAGTTTGATACATATGGTAAAGGTGTTCGTCTCATGGTCACTGCTAAAAATGGTAAAGAGCCAGATATGTCTTTATACTATGTCAAACGTTTCTTGGAAATTACTGGAGATACTTTTGAACATTTGTTTGCATTACCCGAATCTGAAAGGATGTAAGATATGAAAATAAAATTGTTTAATGCTAGTTTTTACAGAATGCGTAAAGGCGAAGTGATTGAGTATCCGAATTGTGGCGTTTATTGTGATGTCAGTAAACTTTATCCGGAATATATTTGGCTTCCATATGAACGAAAAGATATGACTAAAGTGCCAATTAGCAAATTCCCTTGCGTTGTTTATTGGAATGGACTTTGGATGAAAGAGTCTAATTATCGTCTTGCGGTGAAGTTATTTGCAGCCTATCAGAAGAAAGCTATTGAAGAAACTAGAAACAAATTAACAAAACAAAAAGAAATATTAAACATACTTGAGGAGAAACTGGAATGATTTTAGCGATAATTGTTATTCTGATCTTAGCTACTGTCATATTCGAAGTTTGTAATATGATGAGTCTAATATGGTTCATTGCTGAGGTTATATTATGCACAGTGATAACAGTTTTAATTACCATTGGTATCTATTCATTTATTGTTGAGGTGATATTATGAACAATTTTAAAATGTGGAGAAAATTAAGATCTGAAGATTCGAGGTATACGCCACCAAATAAAATATTTATGAACGATGAAAGAGGTGAATCAGTCTTGTGTAGCCCTACAGGATATCGGGTAAGCTTAGAACCGCCTGGTACAGAGCATCGTAAATGGTTCAACGAGTATGTTGATATTGGTGGCAGGGTTTATTATGATGAGGTGAAATAAATGGCTGTTATTTATCCTTGTAAAGACTGTGAGGAGCGCCATATAGGGTGTCATAGTGAATGTGAGAAGTACAAAGAATGTACTGATAAAACGCGTCAAATCAATAGCAAACACTTTGAAGATGGGTGCAAACACGGTGATATTGTAAGAGCAATGCAAAGAATGAAGAAAAGGAGAGGATTAAAATGATTGAAGTTATTCGACATGGCAAATTCAGAAGATGTGAATGCCCTAATTGTTTATGTATTTTTAAATACGAAAAAGAAGATACAATATACACGCAGACTGAACCTAATGATCATAATTGGACTCGATATATTGAATGCCCAGATTGTGGAGAAAGGATTTGGGTGATGTGATGTTATGATATTATATGTAGTTCACGGAAACACCTATTACGATGGCTGTGGTTGTATCGAAAACATTTTTGGTATTTATACGGAAAAAGACACAGCAGAAGCTGCTAAAGATTTAATAGTCAAGGAACTCTACGAAAAAGAAATTGCAAGAGGGTGGATGTCTATTGTTAAGGACATATCTGATATTGAAATAGAAATTTTGGAAATTAATGCTGATGAAATCGTAAACATTGAGATTGGAGGATATTGTGAATGATTAAATTAGAAAATGTAGTTTTGGCGAGTCCGGAACAGATGGCGTTTGTTATTCAGGGCATGAGAAACCCGATGAATTCGTGGGAGAAAAGTGATAGTGGCATTATCGGGCCGAGTTATGATGCTGAACCTGAAGAATTTGATTTAGGCGAAAATGATCACTCACTTATGCAGCGGCTCTCTAATGCTGGTACCGATCATCGAAAATTTATGAGAATGATGCCGGTATATGTGAGAATTACAGCGCCGTTGTATTGGTGGAAAGAATTTGATACTTATAAAGTTGGCACTGTTGCAAACTCTTGCAGTACGATGCACAAGATTGCGGAAAAGGAGTTTACATTGGAGGATTTTAGTTGTGAACATTTAAGAACCGATAGAGATTTTTTGATGTATGCTCCGACGGGATATAGATATTCAGCTAAGGATCTTTTGACGCTTACGATCGAGACTCTCAATCATTACAGAAAAGAATATCTCGAAACTAAAGATAAAGAAATTTGGTATAATTTGATTCAGCTTCTTCCGAGCAGTTATAACCAGACACGCAACGTTATGATGAATTATGAAGTTCTGGCGAATATCTATAAATCTCGTAAAGATCATAATCTAGATGAATGGCGAGAATTCTGTCAGTGGATTGAGGAACTGCCATATTCTGAATTAATTACGACGATGCTTTCAGAGCGATGGTTCATGTGAAAAGAATAGGATATTTAATATAAAACATTCGCAAATATTACAACTATTATAATGAAAGGAGAGTGGTGTTTTATGAAAATTTATGCAATAACTTATGAATTTTATAACGGAGAAGACTATGAAATGGAAAGTAACGGTGAAGGTGTCCTTAATTATTACATGACTAAGGAATTGGCTATGAAGGCGTTTGACAATATAGATCCACAGGATATGCTAGACAAGCATACCACATGGATGCGCTGTAAAGACGCCAAGGATTATTATTTAGAAAAGAAAATAAATGCGTACGGGCTACCTGATCATCATTACGAGGATAAGTATGAAACTGGTTGTTTTGGTTATGAAATCATAGAAATTGACTTAATTGAAAGCTAAGCACTAACGAATATGAGAGACTAAAAGGCTCGGCAATAAAGCTGGGTCTTTTCTCTTTATATTTTTTTTAAACGAATTAATTATTAGAAAGGATGAATGACTATGAAAAAAGTAGGAATATTGTCAAGCACAGACGCTGCTGAATTAGAGTATGCTATTAACGAATTCATTGCTGGAAAGAATCTTATTGATATTAAATACAATCCAATCTTTGCTATAGATAGGCTTAAACCGATAATTATAGATCGTGTTTTAATTATTTATGAAGATTAGGAGGACATATAATATGAAAGAATTTACACATGAGGACTATTTAAGAAATTTAAAAGCGTTTATAAAACATTGTATGGACTCGGACGAACAGATTAATGATTACTTAGACGCTGTTAAAAAAGACTATAGCGAAGAAAACGATTCTTGTGAAATATTCAAGAAATACTTACCTAATGATGATTACGAGTCCGAAGACAAAATGGTATCGCATCCGTCACATTATCAGAGTAAAAACGGTATAGAAGTTATAGACGTTATTGAAGCTTTTACAGAGGACTTAGAAGGGATTGAAGCAGTCTGCACAGCTAATGCAATCAAATATTTGTGCCGTTGGAAGAATAAAAATGGTGTTCAGGACCTTGAGAAAGCAATGTGGTATCTGCAGCATTTGATTAATGTCTTAAAATCTAAGAATAAGGAGTGATATTTCTGTGGAACTGAGAGATAAGGAAGTTAATTTTGGGGATTGGTGTGTGAAATGTGCATATTACAGCTTGGACGAAAGTGAAGATCCTTGCGACGAGTGTTTAAATAACCCGAAAAATGAATATTCACACCGTCCAGTGTGCTTTAAGGAGGGATAAATATGTACATAACGAGTCTATTGGTAAGTTTTAGCATTCCAAAAAAGGGGGAATCAGGTTCTCCACTGGCTTTGATCGGTAAGAAAAAGTTATTTTCTAAGGAAGTTGAGATCATTCATGCTGTTTCTGGAGATGATGCAATGAAATTATATGAACAATTGCACGGAAAACCGTTTGATTTGTTTGAAATCTGATAGTTTTTGGTGATATTTAGAAGAGGGTCTGTTATTTTAGCAGGCTCTTTTCTTTTTTTTTTAGATTTGGAGGCGATTAAGTGATGTTGAAATTCTGTATTGGTATGCTAATCATAATTGAAACTTTTATTTTTGGGTGTACATGGTTCATGGGATATGATTTGACATTTAAAGAGAAGATGAAAATTGCAATTCAAATGAATGTGATTGTTGGCGCATTATTTTTTGGCTTTTATTTGATGATTCATTGATGCAATGCGTATGTTTTAGGAGGTAAAAAACACGATGCTGTATAAGTATTTTGGAATTTTTTTATTAATTGAAGCTACTGTATATAGTATAATCAGCCTTTTTAGTATTAAAGTGTCATTTAAGGACCGCATTAAACTATTTTTAGAGGTATCGGTGTGCATATTTTTAATGATTTGTGGTGTTTATTTATGCAATATGTGAGTTTAGAGGAGGAAAACCATGGGTAAAACTGAGTTAGAGAAATATATGGATAGTGAATTGTGGCAATTTTGGATGGACAATCCGATGCAAAGTGTAGCCGGATATAGCATGTTTTGTGAAGGCGTGAAGAATATTATTGATATGGTTGTCGATCGTGAGCCACCGTATTTTCTGACTGGTGAAGATTATTTGAAGATCGGGACAGCGAACGATCCGCGTATATTGAGCGCAGCTGAACGATTGCTGCAGTTTAAACCGTTGACTGCTTTGACTGGAGCTGAGCGTGAGTGGGAGAAAGTTTACACCATTGGATCGGTAGTTACTTGGCAAAATAAACGTTATTGTCGAGTGATGAGAGACACGACCTTAACTGGAAAATTGTTAAAAGTTTACGAGTGGATTCCAAATGATAATGACATTCGTGATGTGAAATTTCCTTACTGGCCGGGATTGTAGGATTTGTGAAAGGAGTGATATTTGATGAGTAAGAAAGCGTATAAAGACAATGATGAAGTGAGAGATATTATAGTTAGAGCTAGACTTAATAAGAAAGAAGCTAATGTTTTAGACAACTTGATGTGGATTCATGATAAATCTATAAGTGAAATCATTAGAGAAGCGTTGCTAGAATACGGCGATAGATGGCTTTAAAGTGTGGTACATTTTAGTTAAAGTGTGGTACATTTTAGCATTTTTTGTGTCACTTTTAGTTAAAGTGTGGTACATTTTAGCATTTTTTGTGTCACTTTTAGTTAAAGTGTGGTACATTTTAAAATTAAAATACCTGACAAATTGGTTAAAGTGTGGCACATTTTAATGGTTTGTGTCACTTTTTTAGAATTTGTGTCACTTTTGAAAATAAAACTGACACATTTTATAGAGTTTTGTGCCACATTTTAAGTTGAAAAAAGGGCTATTTTGCATAAAATATACGACATTTTAGGTGTTTTTGGCCGTTTTTGGTTAAAGTGTGGCACATTTTAGGTGTTTTTGTGTCAATTGTCAATTTTTCTTTTCTATTTTGTATAAAAAATAGTAAAAATTAAATATATGTTTAATAATTAATAAATATTAAATAAACTTACAAAACAAAAGTGACATTTGACACAAAATGTGCCACACTTTAAAAATAACAAAATATAAAGGAGAGTAAATGATGCCACTTGAAGAACTGATAAGAGATTTTCAAATAAATGTTACTGACGAGTCTGCAACTGAATATGTAATGACGGGGCCATTTGAATTAATAGCAACGATGGCAGATGGAACGAAATATTTATATGACAAGCTGACGGAGACTTATCGGATTTTACCGCGAGATAGTCACGCATTCACTGATGAAGAAATCAAACGCGAGTTTACTATCAGATTTAGAAAAATGATGAAAGACCGATGGATGACTCAAAAAGAATTGTCGCAGTTAACTGATATATCAGAACAAACCATTAGCAAATACACAAATGGAACTGGCTTTCCAACAATTGTCAATCTTGACAGAATCTGTAAAGCACTTGGATGCTCTGCTGATGATTTTAGATATTTGTAAATGAGAGGAGAAAATTATATGAGTGAATCGTTTGTTATGCTATTAATTGGAATAGCCACAGTTAGTTCAGTTGTGGTCGGTTATGGATTTAAAATACTAGTGGACTTAGGTGCGTGCTATTTTTCAATGAATGTAATTATGTCGGCAATTAGTAATCATCCAATCAGTGAAATAGAATTTCTATTAGCTTGTTTATTTATTATTTGCTACACAGTAATGTGGTCTGTTGAGAAAATTGCAAAGTCTAATAAGTCAATTAATGAAACGATTGACAAAGAAAAACAGAAAATGGATTAATGAGAGAAAGGGCTTGTAAAATTTACAGGCTCTTTTCTTTTTGCCCTAAAAATGCAATCGCAAAAATTACAATCCCTTTTATGAAGAGAAAAGAGATATAAATGGCAAATCGTCATTTTGCTATTATTTAGCAATCTCTTTATCTTTTCTGTTTTTCATCCTTTCTTAATACAGTGTTTCAAGGAGGTCTATTTGACTATGAAAGAAAATGAATTTCAATCTCGTATCAAAAAAGAAATCCTCGCTAGGTTTCCGGGAGCGATCGTGATGAAGACTGACTCAGCTTCTATGCAAGGCATTCCGGACCTGTTAATTCTTTACAAAGACAAGTGGGCCTCTTTGGAATGCAAGAAAAGCGAAGCAGATTTTAAAAATCATCAACAACCAAATCAAGATTACTATGTTCGTAAACTGAATGCTATGTCGTATTCAAGTTTTATATATCCAGAAAATAAGGAGGTCGTTTTGGATGAACTTCAACAAACATTCAAATCTTGAGGGTAGGCACGCGTTTCTGTCAGCAAGCCAGTATCATTGGTTACGATATGACAAAGATAAATTAGCGGCAACCTTTATGAATGCTCTGGCTAAACAGAGAGGCACTAAATTACACAGCATCGCTGCTGATCTTATTTCTGAGGGCATTAAACTGCCCAGAAGCAAACAAACATTGAACATGTATGTGAATGATGCGATTGGGTATAAGATGACACCCGAACAGATTCTATATTATTCAGACAACTGCTTTGGAACAGCCGATGCAATATCTTTTAGAAACAAGTTTTTAAGAATACATGATTTGAAGACTGGCGATGTACCAGCGCACATGGAGCAGCTTTATATTTATGCTGCTTTATTTTGTTTAGAATACTTTGTTAATCCAAATGATATCCAGATGGAATTAAGAATCTATCAGTCTAATGAAGTATTTGCAGAAGTACCAAATCCAAAAGATATTTTGGAGATCATGGAAAAGATTAAAGAAGATTCTAAGATTATCGATGAGATCAAATTGGAGGGCTCAGTATGATATTTTATGAAGATAAGCCCTCTATAGAAGAGGCACTGCTACATTCTGGCGAAACATATTTATGCCATTATGGCACGCCTAGGCATTCCGGACGATATCCTTGGGGCTCTGGTGAAGACCCATACCAGCATTCCGGTGATTTCTTAGCAAGAGTCCATCTACTGAGAGAACAGAACTTTACATACACAGACAAAGATGGCAAAACATGGACCGGTGATACAGCAATTGCGAAGTCTATGGGATTGAATTCAACTCAGTTCAGAACACAATATACACTAGCCAAAAATGAACGACGTATGGATCAAAGAGCGAGTGCCTTGTCTATGAAAAAAGATGGTAAGACAAACGAAGAGATTGCTCAGGCTTTAGGATTAAAAGGTGAGTCATCAGTAAGATCATTACTGAACGAGGATTCTGCAGCAAGAATGTCGGCTGCTCAGCAGACTTATGAAGTTTTAAAAAAGCATGTTGATGAAAAAGGCATGATTGATGTCGGAACTGGTGTCGAAAGAGAGCTTGGTATTTCTAAAGAGAAAATGAAAGAAGCTCTCTATATGCTTGAGCGAGAAGGATATAACGTTTACGGTGGCGGTGTCCCTCAAGCTACAAACCCTGGTAAGCAAACAAACTTAAGTGTATTGTGTAAACCGGGAGTCGAGCATAAAGAAATATATGACTATGATAAGATTGGTCATATCGAAGATTACGCATCTCAGGATAATGGTTTGACTTTTCATAAGACTGCGTACCCAGCAAGTCTCGACTCAAAGCGATTAGCAATCAATTATGCTGAAGACGGCGGTAATCTTAAAGATGGTGTTATTGAACTTCGAAGAGGTGTAAAAGATTTAGACCTTGGTAGTTCAAACTACGCACAGGTTCGTATATTAGTAGACGGAAATCGATATTTGAAAGGCATGGCTGTATATGCAGATGACTTACCAAATGGGATTGATGTCCGATTTAATACTAACAAGACTAAAGATGTTCCAAAAATGGAAGTCTTAAAAGACACCGCTAAAAATCTTAAAAAAGATCCTACAAATCCGTTTGGCGCTTTAATTAAGGCTGACGGTCAAAGCTATTACACTGATAAAAATGGTAAGCAGCAACTTGGTCTAGTCAATAAAACCAGAGAAGAAGGCGACTGGAATGAATGGGCTAAGAAATTGCCATCTCAGTTCTTAGCTAAACAGAATAGTCGATTGGTAAAACAGCAATTAGATTTAACAGCTGCTGAAAGATATGCTGAATTCGATAGTATTATGAGTTTGACAAATCCATCAGTTAAGAAGCGAATGCTGAAAGACTTTGCTGATGATTGCGATGCGTCTGCTGTACATTTGAAGGCAGCTGCACTTCCACGTCAAAGGTATCAAGCTATCCTGCCACTGACAACTATTGGCGATAATGAAGTCTATGCACCTAACTACAAGAATGGCGAACAGTTGGCACTTGTCCGGTTCCCTCATGCTGGTACATTTGAGATTCCTGTTCTCAAGGTCAATAACAAGAATTCTGAAGGCCAGAAGATGATGGGAAAACAGGCTTTGGATGCCATTGGTATCAGTGCTAAGACCGCAGCTCAGTTATCTGGTGCAGACTTTGATGGTGATACAGTCATGGTAGTGCCGACTAATCGTAATGTAAAGATTACTGCTACTAAATACTTTGACGAGCTTAAAAAGTTTGATCCTTCAATAGATTATGGCGGAACAACTAAGATCGGAGATGACGGTAAAGAGCATTACTATCGCAATGGAAAAGAATACAGAGTTATGAGCGAACATCAGAAGCAGATACAAATGGGTGTTGTATCCAATTTGATTACAGACATGACTATTGGCGGTGCTACAGAAAAAGAACTAGCAGCGGCTGTTAAGCATAGTATGGTTACAATCGATGCAGTCAAGCATAAGCTGGACTATAAACAGTCGTATGAAGACAATCATATCGAGAGTCTTAAGAAGAAGTACCAAGCAAGAATCGACCCTGAGACGGGAAGAATTAAGACTGGTGCTGCAACATTGTTGTCTCGTGCTAAGAATGAAATCGACATACCTAAACGGCAGGGCTCTGGAATCATTGATAAAGAGACTGGTGAGATTCGGTACAAGACAAATGATAAGCCATGGATTGACAAGGATGGTAAAGTGCATAAGTTAACTCAGAAGTCCACACAGATGGCTGAAGCTAAGGATGCTAGACAGTTATCCTCTGGCTCCGCAGTAGAGGAACTATACGCAGACTATGCCAACCAGATGAAAGCCCTAGGTAACCGGGCCCGTAAGGAGATGGTGAACGCCCCAAGTGGTAAATACGATCCTTCAGCAAAAGCAAAGTATAAAAAGCAAACAGATCGTCTTGATGCAGCATTGCTTGTTGCTGAAAAGAATGCCCCTCGTGAACGGCAGGCACAGCTCATGGCTAACTCTAAGGTAAAGGCTATGCGTCAGGCTAATCCAGACATGACTAAGTCAGAGATTAAAAAAGCAGGTCAGCTAGCGTTAGTAGAAGCTCGTGCAAAGGTTGGTGCTGATGGTAAGTCTGCCCGTATCACAATCAGTGATGATGAATGGGAAGCTATTCAAGCTGGTGCAATCACTTCGTCAAAGTTAGATCGAATCATGAATCATACAGACATGGACCGACTTCGTGAATTAGCAACACCTAGAACTAGTCGTGCTCTGACACAAGGACAGACTAATAGGATACGAGCTATGAAGTTGTCTGGATACACCAATGCCGAGATAGCAGATGCTTTGCATGTATCTTCATCAACAGTGACTGCATACTTAAGTGAGAATAAAAGAAAGGAGGCATCATAATGGCTGAAGCTTACTTAACTACATTTGACAATCCTTATGATCCTCGTTCTGACTTTGATCACTGGTACTTGTTTGATGTATTAAAAGGTTACAATTCTTGTGGTTTGTTAGGAAGAATTGCAAATGTTTCTGATTCAATGACAGAAGACGAAAACAAACAAGAAATTGAAAGAGCAATTGATGAAATCATTCGTTATGATTTTGAAAACAAATACAAGAAAATTAAATATTGAATCTTGTGCAATATAGTTAGTCTATTAATAACCATTTCTAAATAAATGTTACTTGATTTATTAATTTGCATTCTGAATGATAGCCAAATGATAAATCATAAACAAATATTATTTATCTATCCGCCTACAAAGGCTAAGTGAGACATAGAGGGGGTACTGCGAAAAACACACCCCCTCCCTGCATAGATCGGAAGAGCACACGTCTGA